TCCTCCAGGGCGTCCATCCTGGACGTCACACTGAGCAAGGTTCGCTCCGCCTGGACCAGCCGGTCCAGGAGGCCCGTGAGCCGGCCGTCCAGGTTGGCCTCATCCGCCTGGTCCACCATGGCCCCAAGCTGACGGGAGACGGCCGCCACGGCCCCCGCGTTGGCCTTCTGACCAAGCTGGGCCTCCACGGCCGCCACACGGGAGGCCAGCTCCGTGGTGGTCCCCTGGGGGGTGAGGGTGTCCAGGCCAGCCTCCAGGGCCTCCTGGCTCCGGGCCAGGCCGTCCACCCTGGCGTTGAGCTGGTCACGTTCGTCCTGGTCCGGGATAGCCGTGAGCCTGGCCTCCATGGTCCGGAGGTGGGCCTCCAGTTCCAGAAACCGCTCCTCAAGGGCCGTGGTCCTGGCGTCCAGGTTGTCCTCCTCCAGCTCACCCTCCACGGCCTGGAGCCTGGCCACGATGGCCGCCACCTCCGGGGTGGGCTCACCGGGGACCATGGTGTCCGGGTCCTTGTGGACGTGGCTGTCCCGCTCCAGGGCGTTGAGCCGGCCATCCACCTCCGAGGACAGGGAGGAGGTCCCATCCTGGAGGGCGTCCATCCGCTTGTCCATCCGCCTGGTCAGCTCCAGGAAGTCCCTGTCCGCCGTCATGGGATCACCTCCACGTCCACGGAGCCCAGGGCCTCCCCCTCCGTGTTGGCCCACAGCCTCACCCGAGGCCGGTAGTCCAGGTCCACTCCGGGGAGCTTGCCAGGCTCACCGTGTCCGGGGATGACCCTCCCCTCCTGGAGGTCCATGATGGTCCGGCCCAGCTCCCTGGCCAGCCGGTGGAGGGAGTCCGTCCCGTTGAGGTCCAGGGCCTTCTCCTCCACCACGGCCGTCCCGAACCGGAGCTTGACTCCGGAGCCGTCCAGGGCCGCCTTGGCCAGCTCCAGCTCCCTGTTGACCGTGTCCGCCACGGTCCGGCGGACCAGGGCGTCCACCGTGCCGAACCGGTCCACCGCGTCCCGGCCTCCGTCCGTCACCCGGACGGCCACCTCCACGATCACCTTGGCCCGACTGTTGTAGACCTTGATCCGCTCCACCACCCTGGTTGGCTCCGCCTCTACCTTGTCCATCGTGTCCTCCGCTCTATTGAGCCAGCCCCCTGGGCTCCCCCAGGCCGTGTCCGGCTCCACTGTTGATCGCGTCCCGTAGGCTGGTGACGGCCGCCGTCAGCTCCGCCAGGTTGGCCGGGGTCATGGAGGCCAGCCGGCCGTCCAGGCCGTTGAGGGCCACGGCCAGCTCACTGAGGCCGGCCAGGCTGACCTCCACGTGGCCGATGGCCCGAACGGCCTCCGCCAGCTCCACCATCCCGGCCGTCACCAGCCTGGCCGCCAGGAGGGTGGCCACGGGGCCGATGAGGAGGGGGGACCTGGTCACGTGGGGGAGGATGGCCGCCAGGGCCATCCCCACGGCCTCATCCGGCTTGGCCTCCATCACCTGGTCCAGGACGGGCCTCCCCTTGGTGGGTGGGGCCTTCCGCTGTGAGCTTGGCCGGGACCTCCGCCGCCGGTCCGTCCGCTTGTCCTTGTCCGTCATCCGTCTCCTCCGCCTGGTGGCCGAACGCCACCCCGTAGTGTTCCATCGTCTTGATGGCCGCCATGACCTCCCTGGGGTGGAGGTCCACGGCCCTGGTGATGAGGGCCTTGGGGGCCTGGTAGCTGATCCCCCCCTCGTTACAGTCCGGGTCCTCCTCCAGCTCACCCTCCGGGGTGACCACGTAGACCTGGCCCAGGCTGGGGTGGAGGGCCGCGTAGAGGACAGCCGCCTCCCACCGGGTGGTCATGTAGACCCGGTCCCCACGGGACACCCCGTCCGTGGCCAGGCCCATCCGGACAGCCTGTTCACGGATGGTCCCCTTGGCCTTGGTGACGTCCGGGGGGAGGAGGTAGCTCCCCACCTCCAGGCCCCGTTGGCCCCCGTGGAGATAGACCGGGGTCCCGTCCCACCCGAAAACCCGGGTCCCACACCGGGGACAGCCAAAAACCCGGCCGTCCAGCTTGACGGTCCCCGGGTCCCTCCACTTGCAAGCCGGACACACCAGCTTGACCTCCATGGGCTCCGCCTTGGCCCTTGGCTTATAGCCTCCGATTGATCGGGTGGAGGACACCGTCCGCCTCCTCCGCCTGTTCCGCCTCCGTGTCATAGGCCCACCTCCTGTCCGTCACACCCCGGACACTCCGGGGAGCCCTCCGATCCGATCCGGCTGGTCAGCTCACCACACCGGCCACAGGGCCACGGTGGAGCCGGCCTCCGCCACAGGGCCGCCAGGACCCGTCCGTCCAGGTCCGCCTGGCCCTCCTCCCCCATGGCCTCCGTCAGGCCCTCCGGGGTGATGGCCGGGACGGACAGGGGGGTGGCCTCATGGACCTCCGCCACCTCCTGGGCCTGGCTCCACATGGCCTCCACCCTCACCGTCACCGGGAGGTAGACCACCACGTCCAGCTCCACCACAGCTCCGCCGTGGCCCTCACTCCGTTCCCTCATCGTCCGCCTCCCTCCTGGGGATGGGGTGGCCCTGTGATCGGCACAGGTCACACACGGTGTCCCCGTCACAGGAACAGGTCCGCGTCCGCTCCAGCTCACCACGGTCCGGTCCTGTCATCCGGCCGATGGACTCACGGCCGCCGTGGTCCAGGCCGCCGGTCCGCCTCACTCCGTCCAGGTCCTCCACCGGGACACGGACGTCCGCGTTGAAACACTTGGCCTTCCACCCCGGCGGGACAACCGGAGACGGTATGGCCCCACCGGCCCGGAGGTCCTTGACCTTGGGCCGCCTGGACAGGTGGCCCTCAATACGGTCCACCAGCTCCGGATCCTCAATGGCCTCCTCCGTCTCCGCCACGGCCCGGAGGTATCCCAGCTCCCGGAGCTTGGCCAGGGCCTCCTGGCAATCCTCACAGCCACAGTCCTCCAGGACCTCCTCATGGAGATAGCCGGACAAGGCCAGCCTGGTCAGGGCGTGGACGGCCACCTGGGCTTGGTCCTGTTGGCTGTCACGGTCAGCCCTCACCCGGCGGAGGTCCGCCACCAGGGCGTCCACCTCCCCCTGGAGCTGGTGGATGTTGCTGACAATCCCCTTGGGGGTGATGGGCTCGGAGACGGACAGCTCCCTTCCAATGGCGTTCAGTTGCTCCAGGATGAGGCCCCGGTCCACCTCAGCCTCCGTCCGCCTGGTGTGGACGGTGGCCTCCCTGGATCGGACCACCTCCAGGTCCTTGACCACGGCCGCCACCACCTCTTCCAGGAGGGCTCCGTCACGGAGGACCACGTGGGCCGGTGAGTCCACGGACAGCTTGTCCACGATGGCCTCCCGCGTCCGGTGGAGCTGGGCCGCCCCGGACTCCGCCTCCTCCTGGAGCTGGTGGATGGCCCGGTGGATGGCCTCCATGTCCTTGGGGTCCTCCAGGCCCAGCTCCCGGCCGATGGCCGCCAGGTTGTCCCGGGCCTCCTCCTCCTCCTCCTGGACACGGCCCAGCTCCACCCGGAGACGTCCGGCCTCCTCACCGTGGCCGTCCCTGTCCCGTTGGAGGGCCATCCGGTCCTGGTGGTGGCGGTCCCTGGTGGCCTCCGCCTGGCGTAGCTTGGACTCCGTGGCCGCCAGCCGGCCCTCCATCTCCTCCACGTGGACCTTGTAGGCCCGGAGCTTGTCCTGGAGACGGTCCATCTCCTGGACGTGGATGACCATGGTGTCCCCACCCTCCGGGGCCTGGCCTTTGAGGGTAGCCACCTCCGCCTCCAGGCTGTTGACCCTGGCCCTGGCGTCCCGGAGCTGGCCTGTCCGCTCCACCAGATCCCGCTGGGCCGCCTTGTCCGGGAGGGACACGGCCTCCCGGTGACGGTCCAGCTCCGTCCGGAGCTTGGCCACGGCCTGTCCCTGGTGGCTCCCCGTCCACGTGGCCAGCTCCTCCTCCGCCTTGGTGGCCCTGGCCTCCGCCTCCCGGAGCTGGTCCATGAGGGCCGCCACCTGTTGGTGTTGGCCGGTGAGGACCTGGTCCAGCTTGGCCGCGATGGCCTCCGCCTGTAGCTCTTTCAGGGCCAGCCGCTCCCGTAGGGGCTCCAGCTCATCGTCCGCGGACCGGAGGGCCGCCCTGGTGTGGTCCAGGTCACGGAGGAGGCCACGGGTCTCCTGGTCCCACCGGCTCACACAGCCACGACACACCGGGATGATGTCCCGGACGTTGCAAGAACAGCCACACCGGCCACACCTGGCCGGGGCCATCCCCGGGTCCTCCTGGTCTGTCCTGGTAGGGTCACCCATGGGACCCCCCCTCCTGGACCGGGGGTTCCGTGTCCAGCTCCGCCACCACGGCCGCGTCCAACAGCCTGGCCCTGATCGCTTTGAGGGACACCCTGTTGGGGTCCCCCTTGTCCAGCCGGCGGATGACTGCCTGGAGGTCCGTCCCGGCTGTCCGGATGTTCCGGACCAGCTCCGCCTTGGTCATACGCTCCGCCATGTCTCTACCTCCGGTCCTTGATCAGCCTGGTGTATCGCCAGGAGGTCAGGACCTTGAACCCGTCCCTGAATTCCACCAGGGCCGTCTGTCGTCCACCCTTGGCCAGGACCCGGCATAGCTCACCGAATCGCTCCGGGAGCCTGGTCCTCACCCCCCACGTCCGATCCCACGGAGGGTCATCCTGGAGGAGGGTGAGCTGGTCACCCTTCCCCATCGTCCCCGTCCGCGTCAACGGACAGGGACCGGACCACGTCCGCCCATCCTCCCCGTCCCCCGTCACCATCCCCACCGTCCACCTCCCCGTCACCACGTGGTCCGGCCTCCGCCCTATCTCCACCGGCCTCCGGTGTGGAGGCCGGGTTGGAGCCCTTGATCCAGGAGGCCGGGAGGCTGGGCCTGGGCTCCAGCTCCGGCCGCTCCCGGATGACCCGGATGGCCTGGTGGACGGCCGCCTCCAGGTCCAGCCCCCGGGCCGTGCAATAGGCCGCCAGGAGGATGGCCACGTCCCCGATCGCGTCCCGCCGGGAGTGGTCCATGGCCGCCCTGTCCAGCCGGCCGTCCAGGTCATCCGCCTCCCACCGGTCCACCCTGGCCAGCTCCCCCAGCTCCTCCTGGAGGTGGTGGAGCCTGGCGGAGTGGTTCCGCCTGGCCTCCTCCGTGTGACGGAGCTGGCTCCACCTGGCTTGACTGTCCTGGAGCTGGCGGAGGGTGATGGGGATGTCCCCGGGGTCCTCCCCGGCCTGGGCCAGCTCCGCCGCCCTGTCCTCCGCCTCCGCGTTGTCCAGCCTCCGGCGGAGCCACCCGGCCTCCCTGGTCTTGATGACCAGCTCCTCCTGGGCCAGGACCATGGCCGCCTGGGCCTCACGTCCGTCCACAGGGACCCTCATGGAACAGGGGCCGGAGTAGACCCCCTCCCTGGGGATGAGGGTGTCCAGGACGTCCTTGACCACCTTGGCCTTGGGGTCCTCACCGTGTTGATCATGGTTGCCGATGAGGTGGGCCACCAGGACCGGACAGCCGGCCTCCGCCTGGTGGTGGACACAGCCTGGACAGTTGTGGTCCTCCCACAAGTCCCCCTCCGTCCCGTTGGAGAAATAGGTCATGACCTCACCACCCCTCCGGCTCATCGGACAGGTCCATCACCAGGGCCAACAGGTCCTCATAGCTCCCGGACGTGGCCGTCCTGGTGAACCAGTTGACCTCCTCCGTGGTCCAGCCGGCCCTCCTGGCGTTCCGCCTGAACCGGCCGATGATGGCCGCCCCGTTCCCATCCTCACCACACAGGACCAGCTCAACCTTGGGGAGCTTGTCCCGGGGCCTCACCGTCTCCTGTCCGTCCGTCATGGTTGCCATGGTTGGCTCCTCTACCTCCGGCCCGTGGGCTCCCCCAGGGAGGCCCCCAGGACCGCGTCCAGGGTGGGGGGGAACCCCGGGGTGACGGCCTTGGGGACCTCCCTGGGGAGGCCCACGGGTCCGGTCTACAGGTCCAGGCCCAGGTCCGCGGTCAGGGAGGCCGGCTCCGGCTCCCCCTCCACGGCCAGGGCGTCACGGAGGTCCAGGGCGTCCACGGTGGGCCGCCTCCGGATCTCCCGGGTCACCAGCTCACACCGGGGACACAGGTCCACGGAGATGAGCTGGCCGTCCAGGTAGGCCGGGAGTGACATGGACGTCCGCCGTCCACACCACCAACAGCCTGTCCTCATCTCCTCCATCACGATCGGCCCTGGTGATGACCGGCCAGGGCCTCCAGGACCATGACCCCCTCCACGGTGAGGGCCAGGTGGTGGCCGTCCCGTTTCCCATAGCCGGCCAGGGCCACGAACTTGGCCCGTCCGATGGCCCCGGCCAGGGCCTCCCGGTGGAACGGGTTCATGGGGGGCCGCCGCTCATCGGTGAGGGCCATGAGGGTGGAGCTGGTGACGGAGTCCAGGAACCGGCGACACCAAGCCCCCACCTCCGGGATAGCGTCCAGCTCCCTGTGGTCCTCATCGAACCCGGTGAACGTCATGGCCACCACCTTGGGCCGCTTGCGTTCCTTGCGGATGTCCAGGACGGCCTGGAGCTGTTGGGCCACCTCACCCACGTCCCGCTCCAGGCTATCCACCGCGATGAGATAGACGTCCGGCCGGTGGGCCAGGAGGTCCTTTTTCGTCAGCTTGTCCGTCACGATCAGGCTCATGTTGCTCCTCCCTCTACCTTGTCCCGTCCGGTCATCCCTTGGAACACACCAAGGCCCCGGAGACGATGGCCGCCGCCATGGTCCTCAGTTGCCACAGGTTGATGGACGGATAGTGTCTCCAGGCCCTCCCCTCCTGGTGAGCCTCCCCGTGATGGACACGGCATAGAGGGATCGCCAGGAAGTCATGGACCTTTCGTCCCGCGGCCCTTGGACCGAAATGGGCCGCCTCAATGTGGGCTCCGGTGGAACAGTCCTCCACGCTACAGGGGAGCCCACGGATGAACGTGAGATAGTGGCGGGACCTCCACCTGGGGGCCACCTTGGCCAGGGCCTTCCCCCGGCTCACCACACAGTGACACCGTGGCCGTGGGGCCTCACACAGGCCACACACGTCCACGGGGCCAAGGCCCTCCAGGATGACCGGCCCAGGGTCCCGCCGTCTCATAGCGCGAACACCCCCCACACCACGGCCACCAGGCCACCCATGAGGAGGAGGCCACCAAGGACCTCCGCCGCCAGCTCCCGGGCCGTCATCGGGGAGGCTCCCCGGACACCAGGGTCCCACACTCCCCACACTCCAGGCCCATGACGGCCGGAGTCCCACACTCCTGACACACGATCCCCTCCCTGGTGACCACCCCGTCCGGGACCTCCAGGGTGGACAGCTCCGTCACGGTGGAAACGGCCTCATGGGGGTCCCACGTGATCCTGGACGGGGCCATCCTCTCCGCCCCCAGGCGGAACCCCTCCAGGTCACCCTCCATCACCTGGGCCGCCAGCTCCCTGGGGGACGGGACCTCCGTCCCCGGCCACGGGACGTAGGCGTCCAGCTCATGGCCGTGGTGGAGCTGGACGATGAGGTGGACCATGATCATGACGTCACCCCGGCCATGTAGTCCGCCGCGATCAGCTCCACGGCCCGGTCCCGGCTCACCCCCTCATTGTTGGCCACCACGTGGTCCACGGCCTCCCCAACCACCTTGGCCGCGTCCGGAGGGAGCCGGAACCGGAGGTCCACGTGGCTGGCCTTCTTCGTGGTGTGGGCCTTGGTCTCCCCCCGGAGACGCTTGACCACCTTGGCCAGGTCCTTGGACCGGAACGGGAGGACCCTGGCCAGCCTGGCGATCTCATCCGGGTCCTCATCGTAGGCGTCCAACAGGGACTCCAGGGCCGTGGCCAACAGCTTCTTGTCCGCGTCCGCCCTGGCCCCGATGAGGCCGATCGCCAGCTCCCTGGCCTCCAGGTCCGTGACCTCCCCCTGGACCAGGTAGACGTCCACCTGGTCCCACCCCAGCTCCTCCGCGGCCTTCAGCCGGAGCTGGCCGTCCGGGTCCAGGACGTCATAGCCGGACCCGTCCGGCTTGGTTCTGACGGTGATGGGGACCACCTGTCCCTGTTCCGCCATGACGGCCTTGATCCGCCGGAACACCTTGGCCACCTCCGGCGGAGGGGAGACACGTCCCCAGGCCGGCTCCATGTCCAGGTCCTCCGGCTTGCACCGGCGACACTTCCCACGTGGTCCTGGCCCGGAGGCCAGTCCACCGTCCGCTTGCTTGGTCATCCTCTACCTCCCTCTGTCATGTCCTGGAACAGGTCCGCCTGGTCCCGCTTGGAGGGCCGCCTCCTGGGGGGCTCCGCCTCCCGGAACAACTCCTCCTGGGGGACCACGGACCGGAGTCTGTCCTGGGCCACCTTGGCCCTGTCCGCGTCCAGCTCGAATCCCACAGCCCTCCGGCCCATCCTGTGGGCCGCCACCACGTAGGACCCGGACCCAGCGAACGGGTCCAGGACCAGGTCACCCGGCCGGGTCATCACCCGGACGTGAGGCTCCACGATGGCCAGGGGCTTCTGGTTTGGGTGGCCCGTATACTCCGCCTCACCGGACGCCAGGTGGGGGCCGGCCACCGTGTTGAACCCGGCCCGGTGTCCGGGCCAGTTGAAGGTCCAGTCCCCCCTGGCTCCCCACACCCACAGCTCCAGGGTGGAGGTCCACGTCCGCCGTCTCATGTTGGGGGCCGGGTTGGTCTTGATCCAGCCCCCCGTCATCACCTTGTCCATCCGATCGGACAGGGCCTCCAGCCACGTGGTCACCTGGTGATCTGCACACCACACCAGGACGGACCCGTCCGCGGTCAGGAGGTGGTCAAAGGCCACGGCCAGCTCATGGATGGGGAGGGGGTCCTCCGTCTCCTGGTAGTCCCTGGTCAACGTGGACCCGTCCGGCTTGGTCATGTCCGGCCTGGACAGCTTGTAGGGGGGGTCCGTCAGGATAGCGTCCACCATCCCGCCAGCTCCGCCCTGGGCCACCAGCCACGTCATGAGCCGGACGGAGTCCGCGTTGACCACGGTGGAGTCCATCGTCAGGCCGCCTCCTCCTCCCCAAACGGTAGCTCTCGTTGACGGATACCGTCCAGGGCGTCCCTGTAGCGTTTCTCCGCCGCCTTGATCCGCTTGTTGTAGGACTTCCGGAGCTTGTCCCGCTCATCCTCCAGGACCCCCAGCTTTCGCCAATGGCGATCGATGACGGCGATCGCTTGCTCCGGGGTGACCTTGTGACGGTGATCGTCCTGGCCGGCCTTGACGTGTTCCAGCTTGCGATCGATCTGTCCCCGGACGGCCGTGATGGAGGCCGTGATCTTGCCCACCTCCTCCGCCCGTTCCGCCTTCAGGACGTCTATCTCCTCCCGGGCCGGGACGATCTTGTCCAGGAGGGCCTTGGCCTCCGCCGGCTGGAGGTTGGCCACGGCCTCCCTCAGCTCCTCCGCCTCCTCCCTCAGCTCCTCCGCCGTGGGGGGTGGGTCCTTGGGCTTGGCCTTGGCGTTCCCCTTCTTGGCCGGGGCCGGGGCCTTGGCCGCCGGGACCTTGGTCCCCCGCTTCTTGGCCGGGGCCTTGGCCTTGCCGCCACCCTTGGCCGCCTTGGTCTTGGCCGCCGCTTGCTTGGACTGTGAGTCCGGCTTGGCCTTGTCCTTGGCCTTGGCCTTGTCCTTCGCCATGCCTCTACCTCCGCTCCATCTACTCCGGCCAGGTGGTCACACAGGAGGCCCCCATGGCCTCACACAGGAACCCCCTGGCCCGGCGGACCTCCGGCCATCTCCTGGCCTCCGCCGCGTTCCGTGGACACCGTCTCCGCCCATAGGCCCCCACGTAGACCCATGGGTCCGTCCCACATTCCGTCCGGCTGTGGGCCAGCCAACACATGGCCGTCCTGGCGTTACACTCCGGCTCCGCCTGGTCACAGCCACGTCCACACGTCCGCTCCGCCGCTCCACCTGGAATCACTTGGAAGTATCCCACCTCCCCCAGGGTCCCCACCTGGTGGCCGCGTCCAACCCTGGGGTGGAGGCTGGACTCCCTCCTGGCCACGGCCAGGGCCAGCCACGGACTCACCTGGTGAGCCTCCGCCTGGCGACGGATGAGGGCCGCCAGCCTCCTGGCCTCCGGACTCCCCTCCCCGTAGAGGTAGGGCTGGAGCTTGATCACCCCGGCCGTCAGGGCGTCCAGGAGGGGGTCAGGAGGCTCCGGAGCTGTCCGGCTAGCCTCCACCCTGGCCTGGAGCTTGGCCGCCTCCTCCGCCCGGATGACGGCCGCCCTGGCCTCCATGTCCCACGGTGGGTCCGCGTTCAGCTCCAGGTCATCATCCTCCGTCACCGGCGGAGCCTCCTCCGCGTGGACAGGACAGGACACCACCTGGGCCGCCACGATAATGGCGATCCCCAGGGCCATGGTCACTACAAGGCCGGCCAGGATGGTGATGATGTTCCGCTTGATGGTCATCGTGGACCTCCTCTCAAAGGGGGGGAGCATAGCATTACAGCCGCTCCCCTTTGAGCGGATGGCCCTCCCTGGAGATGGCCAAGACCTGGAGCCTGGCCTCATGGAGGCCCATGAGGACCGCGTCCGCCTCATCGTTCGTGAACACGGCCCCCGGGAAGTAGCTGGACGCCACGGCCTTGGCCCTCCGCTTCCGTTCCTTCCGCTTGACGCCACGGCCGGCTCCAATGATCGGGGTTTGCCACTGTTGGGGCTTGACCCCGTGGACGTCCACCTCCAGGGCCAACAGCTCCGCCACCACTTGCCACCTGGCCCTGTTCATGAACAGGCCCTCCAGGGCCGCCGATGACAGGACCTTGTCAGATCGTCCGGCCTGATCGGGCCGTGGAATGTATTGGCGTTCGATGACCAGCAGGACGGGGACCTCATCGTCCGGCCTGGCCTTGATGGCCCTCCGGATGATCCTGGCCGCCTTGGCCCCGGTTGTCTCCCGGACCAGGCCGAACCTGTGGAGGGTGTAGCTGTCCTCACCAGGGCGATACATGGCCCACCCGGAGGTGGAGCCGGGGTCCACGGACAGGATGAGGGGAGGGACTGTGGTCCGGACCGTCATGGGCTGGCCTCCTCCCTGGCCGCCGCGTCCGCCTGTGGCATGGACAGCCGGTAGTAGGACCGGCCGTCCCTGGTGACGTCCAGGCTGGCCCTCCGGAGGTGGGCCGCCCCGGACATCCACCTGTCCAGCCGGGGACACCGGGCCAGGTGACCCTCATGGCCGATGGTCCAGGGGACCACCCCGTCCAGGGACCGATGGGCCTTGAAGTGGTCCCGCTCCTCCTCCGTGGCTGGCCGGCCCAGGACCAGCCGGTTGGTCCCCTCCTCCCACAGGGTCATCCCCTGGACGGGGAGCTGGGCCACACCCTCCTCCCCCGTCTCCGGGTCCGTGTAGGGGTGGTCCGTGTAGGGTCCGGCGAACACGATGATCCTACGTTGACGCTCCAGCCACAGGTCCCCTCCGCCGGGGAGGCTGTCCAGGAACACCACGGCCCCACAGGCCGGACACTCCAGCTCCGTGTGGAGGGGAGCTGGCCAGTGGTCCTTGGGGGATGTGTTGGGGGTAGGCTTGGCCTCCTGGGCCTTGGGCTTGGAGGTCCGCCTCCTGGGCTTGGGCTTGGCCTCCGGCTCCCCGAACGGGTTCTCATCGTTGGGCTCCCCCAGGGGGGTGAGCTGGAATCCGTCACCATTGCCGCCTGACGGCCTCCTGGGGGCCTTGGTTTGTTTCCGCCTTGCCATGGGTCTCCTCTACCTTGGGGGCCTCTACGGGCCGCCTGGACGGCTAGTAGGCGTCCATCCACCCGTCATCCTCCTGGCCCTCACCGGCCGCCGCGTCCTTGCCGGCCGGGGCCTGGGGGGCCTCCTCCTCCTGGGCCTTGGCCTTCCGCCTCCGCCGCCGTGGCGGACGGGGTGGCTGGGCTCCTCCCGTGTAGCGTTCCGCCCCGGACTCAAAGTAGGCCCACATGGCCCCCTCCGTCCCGGCCGGCGATCGGCACTTCAGGACCGCGATCTCCGCCAGGCCCTGGTCCTCCAGGGTGTCCGGGTCCCTGTGTCGCCACACCCTGATCCCGTTGTCCGCCTCCTGTTTGATGGAGCTGGCCCCCTTCAGATCATTGAGGGAGGGCTTTCGGACGGCCCCCGTCCTGGGGTCCAGCTCCAGCTTGGCCGGATGGACCACCAGGAGGACATGGACCCCCAGGTCCACCGTCCAGCCCTTGATCTCCCGGACGGCCGCGTCAATGGCCTTCCGCTCATCGTCCACCCCGGCCCCCAGGAGATAGTGGAGGTGGTCCAGGATCACCATCTCCACACCGAACCTATGGCGGGAGTGGTAGATCGCGTCCCGGATGACCGGGAGTGGGGTGGGTCCATGCTTGTCCAGGAGGTAGCAGGGGAGGCCCAGGATCTTCTGGAGGCCACCCTCCACCTGGTCCTGGGCCATGTCATAGACCGATCGGCCGGAGGACATGGACACCATCTTGGACATGACCTCCCAAGGCCGTTGCTCAAAGGGGGCGATGAGGACACCGGCTCCCTGTTGGAGCTGGTGGAGGGCCAAGGCCGTGGTCCACGTGGACTTTCCGCTCCCTGTGTCACCCGTCACCACGGTCAACTCCCCGTCCCGGAGCCCCCCCAGGATGACGTCCAGCTCCAGCCACCCGGTGGGCCGGCCACGGGGACGCTCCCCCTGGAGCCTGGCCACCATCTCATCCGCCAGGCTGGACAGGGTCCGGATGGTGTCGTCCCCATACTCCCGGGCCTTGAGGACACACTGGTCCACCTCCTGGCGTCCCATCCCGGCCGCGATCATGTCGTTGAAGTCGTGAAGCCTGGGGGTGATCCGCTTGCAACGCCAACGGCCCAGGGTGGCCGCCGCCTTCTCCGCCCCCAGCTCACCGGCCTCATCCGAGTCATACGCCAGGAGGATGGTGGTGGCCGGCTCCAGGAGGCCCAACCACTCCTCCGGCCAGGCTCCAGCTCCGGCCGTGGAGGACACCACGTGGGGGAGGCCCACCTGGTGGAGGGCCATGGCGTCCGTCTCACCCTCACACACCGTGACCACCCGTTCCCGGGCCGGCTTGCCGGCCAGCTCCAGGAGGGCGTCCCCATTGAACAGGACGGAGGGACACCCCGGCCACCTAGCGAAGCTCTTTTCCGCCGGGGGGAGGGTCCGGTATTTGACGTTGACCACCTGGCCCCGTTGGACATGAGGGATCACCAGGTAGCGGACCCCGTTCTTTTCAGCCTTCCCCAGGCGGAAGTGTTGGATCGTCTCCATCGTGAGGCCGCGTTGGCCCATGAGGTAGTCCAGGGCGTCCGGGTCCTCCTGGAGCTTGGCCTGGCACTTCTCCACCAGGCCCTTGGGGGGCCGGGAGCCGGTGGGCTTGCCGGCGGAGCTGGCGTCCTGGGGGCCGTAGTAGAACCCATGGAGGGGCTTGACGGTCTCCTCCAGGTCCCCCAGCCTCCGCCTCATGGTCAAGACGTTCCCGGACTCATCACACTTGACACAACGCCAGGTCCCCCGCTCCGCCATGAATGACAGTTTCCCCTTGCCACCACACCACGGACACGGGTCCAGGAGGACCACATGGCGGCCCCGTTCCTTGGTCCGCCATCCCTTGTCCCGCAGATACTCCGCCAGCTCCGTCAACATTCAGCCGCCTCCTGGTCCTTGTCCCCCTGGTCATCGTCCGTGAACACACCGGCCCACCTGGCGGACTCCGCCGCCTGGGCCTCCTCCTGTCTCCGCCTGGTGTCCTGGAGCTTGGCCGCCTCCCGTGAGGTCCTGGTCCATCGCTCCCTGTCCGCCTCCTCTACCTGGTCCTCCCGGTCCGCCGCCTGGAGGTCCGCCTCCCTGGCCGGGGGGGTGTGGCCTGTCCGTTCCTGGTAGTCCCTCACCACCTCCACCGGGGCGTGGCTCCACCACAGGCCCTTGGCCTTGTCCACCTGGCCCTCACCCACGGCCAGCTCAAACAGGTCCTTGCCGTGGTCCCTGTGCCACGGGGAGTAGGCGATCCCCGCCACGGCCATGGCCAGCTCCTCCCACGTGTAGCCCTCCGCCATCCGGTCCCGGACCAGCTTGATCCGGTAGGGTGTGACCTTGACGTCCGACTCCGGCCGCCCCGTCCGGCTCACCCACAGGCGGACCAGCTTGTCCGTCCTGGCCCATTGGGCCTGACCCTTGGTCAGCTTGCGTTTCCTGGGGGTGGGCTTGTCCTTGACCAGGCCGGGGAGGCCAAGCTGTGGGGGCTTGTTGGTCCCCTCCTGGGGGCCACCTTGTCCGGTCCCCTGGAGGGCCGCCTCCGCCTGGTCTCCCCGAACAGGGGAGACCCCTACACCCTGACCGGAGGGTCCGTAGGACCCGGAGGGAGGAGGACCCGGAGGGTCCTTAGAAAGAGAGGGAGGGGGGTATGGGGGGAGGGGGAGGTCAGCCTCCGGGGACCTCCACTGAACCGTGTAGCGTCCACGGTCCTCCGCCAGCTCCACCAGGCCCAGCTCCTCCAGCTCCGTCAGGACGGACAGGACAGCCTGGTCCCCAGCGTTGGAGGCCGGATGGATCTCCCGTAGCTGACGAAGGGACCCCGTGATAGTCCCCCAGCCGATCAGGTGGAGGGCCACTGTATGGGCCGCCTTGCTTGCCTCCAGAAGTTTCCTAGCCTGTGAGCTATCCAACCACCTTGCCATCACATGACCCCATTGTGGGACCGTGTGGTTAGAGGTAGCGGGTTGACATACAGGGTGGTGTTGCTACTCTTGCCCATCGGAGATCCCTTATGAAAGCCCCGGGCCGGTTGGTGGCCACCCGGGGCTTTCGTGTATTTGTCGTCGTCCTGACCACAGCCCTGTGATGGTAGAGGCCGGGAGCCGGTCCGTCAATCTGTCGCCAAATAACCCCGGCCCCCAGGCCCCAACCAACACATCACGTCAATAGGTCCAGGGCGTCCCTGAACCTCTCATACTTTCCGTCCGGTGTGATGGTCAGCATGGTCACCCTGGCCTCATCGGCCGGGACAACGTAGCTCCGGACCACCTCACCGTCCTTGTCCTGACACACCAGGAAATAGTGGTCACACGTGGCCGGGACCTTGGCCAGGTGAAACATCCACCCCACATACCTGTGACGGTGTCCGCGACCCTTCCCGTAGACCCCCGGCCTGGCGGACTTGACGTCCACCCTGTGACCGTTGACCAGGAGGTCATAGGGAGCCCTGGTGGTCTGTCGCTGGACCTTGAATCCAGCTCCCACCAGTTTGGACTCCACCATGTCCTCCACCTCCATGGCCCTGTGGGTCTCCGTCCCTTTGAGTTGAACCCCAAGGACGGAGGCCCACGATCGAAAGCCTCCCCGCCGGGAGATGACACAGGCCAAGTCATTCCGTCCGCGGTCCTGTAGCTCCGCCGTCGAAGGCATCCTCCCCAGCTCCTCAACGATGGGAGATAGGGTTTTTAGGATCAGCTCCGTGGACCAACGTATTCCGTGAGAATGTCCCATGTCACCAGCCTATCACACCGTGGTGTGACGGGAGAAACTACCGATCAAAAAGGGACGTCATCGTCCGTGTAGCCCCCTCTGCCACCGGAGCCGGCCCGGTCCTCCACCCCGGGGTCACCGGGGTCATAGCCCCCACCGTGGCCCCCACCGTTGGAGCCGGAGCCCAGGGCCTCCATGGCCGTGTCCACCAGGGCCTTGGCCTGGGGGGTCATCACCAGGGCGTGGTCCATCTTGTTCCGGGTTTTCCCGTTGTATTCGTCCTGATAGATGGAGGCCAGGAACGGCTTGGACTTGGTGGCCTTGGCCAGCTCACCGTCCGAGTTGAGGTTGATGGTGGTGGGGGCCTGGAGGGCCTTGAAGATCTCCACCAGTTTCCAGATCCCGCGGTCCGCCAGGACCACGGTCTCAAAGAAGCTCCCGGACACCACCTCACCGGCCTCCAGCTCGTTCACGGTGACGGCCACCAGGATGGCCATCCGGAAGTCCAGGTGAGTGTCCCGGCCGCGTTGGACCCTCTTGAACCCCTTCACGGCCACCAGGTAGTCACCCGGCGGGACCAGGCCGCCGCCACCCTCACCGTCATCATGTTGGGTCCAGTCGAAGTTGGAATAATCCGCCATGTCTCTACCCTCCGTCCGATCACTTACCGGACTTGCCGGCCTTGTCCTTGCCGGCCGCCTTGCCGTTCTTCGTGGCCTTGGCCTTGCCGGCCTTGGCCTTGTCCTTGGTCTCCGGCTCCGGGGTCTCCTCCGGGGCCGCCTCCGCCTCCGCGTCCACCTCCGCCTCCGGCTCCACCGGGGGGGCCAGTCCAGGGACCTGGGCCGTCCTGGCCTTGGGGTCCCTGGGGGCCTCACCGTGGATGACCGTCCGGACCATGTAGGGGAAGTCCGGGACCTCCTGGTAAGCCAGGCCGGGACACGGCTTGGTCAGGAAGTCCTCACGGCCCTCCAGGAGGACCCTGTAGTCCGCCATCCCCTCCCGGAGCCGGCGGAATGAATAGCCCACCACGTGGAAGAATTGGGCCAGCTCGGACGGGAGGGACCGGCCCTTGACCTCCGGCCGGACCATCCGCCGCTTCTCATCCGCGGACTCATCCACCACGGTCTCCGCCGCCAGGGCCGTGACGATGATGTGGAGGGGGAGGTCCCGGAATGACCGGACCATCTGAAGGGTCCGATCGATGATCTCCCCCCACTGTGCAATGGAGATGGAGTCCTTGGCCTTGCCGCCGCTCCGGTCCTTGTACTGATCCATGATGAGCCGTTGAAGCTCCGTCAGGCTGTCCAGGACCAGGGTGTGGTAGCCGTGGACCAGGCCGTCCTTGTCCGGCTTGCCGGCCTTCAGCTCCGTCAGGAGGTCCCGGAGATCGTCCACGGACTTGATGTGAACCATGTCACAGTCCGTCCCCAGCCGGCTCACGGACAGCTTGCCGTTGGCCTCCGTCCAGGCATAGAGCATACGGCCCAGGTCGGGGTCCCGGTCCTCACCCACACGGCCCATGGCGTCCATGAGGCCGGAGGTCCCGGCCAGGCTGGACTTGCCCGATCCGGACAGGCCGTAGACCAGGATTTTGAGACGGTCCTGGCCCTTGATCTCCTGGGCCTTGACCACACGTTGAAGGATTCCCATCGTCTCCACCTTGCCTTTCGTGGGGGCCTTAGCCCCCTTCGTAAGTCCTTGTTTTCGCTGCGTTCCTTTTTCTAGGCCGCCAGGACGCCTCCTAACGGCCGAAAGAATCTCACGTGTCTTGGCCCTCGGACGGTCCCCCCCGGGCCTCCTGGGCCGCTTCTCGCGGCACGAATCCGGGTTCCTGGGCCATCTCCCCCCGGCCCCACCCCAGCTCCACCCCCACACGGAGGGGGACCTGGAGCTGGTCCCCACGGTGACGGCCCATCCACAGGAGGGCGTCCAGGGCCGTGGCCTGGTAGGGGAGGGGGGGCGTCCCGTCCCGCGTCCAGCCTGGGGTCATAGAGGTCCCGGAGGTAGACCCTCACCAGGCCCTTGCCGTTGTGGTAGGCCAGGGTGGAGACGGCCTGGGCTCCAGGCTCCATCCATACCACCATCACCAGCTCCCGGCCGTGGGCCGTGTCCCTGGGCCTACCACCCATGACCACCCTCCGCCTCCGGGGGGTCCTCCTCCGGCTCCAGCTCCACGTGGCGGACCTCATGACGGAAGTGAACAAGGGCCGCCTCCTCCTGGCCCCAACACAGGGGGATGTAGGGACACCGTTTGGCGATCTGTCGGCACGTCCCCTCATGGCGGACGGCCGCCTGGTCTCCGTCCCGCTCCACCTTGGCCACCGTCCGGGCCGTGACCAGGGCCTCCCTGGCCCACCGGACCAGCTCCTCCGGGCCGATGTTGGGGGACCGGCGATAGACGAAGGCATGGGGGGCCTTCCGGAGCCGGTCCAGTGTCTCCTGGTAGGGCTCCGGGTCCAGGCCGTGACGGTCCAGGGCCTTCCGGTATAGGGCCTCCGTGGTCACCAGGGTCCGGGCCTGTGACAGGGTAGGCTTCTTCCGGCCTTTGAGGAGGGGAGGCTCCGCCGGGGCCGTCCGCCGGATGATGTTGTGGACGAACCGGGACGGGGCCGGTGTCACCGGAGGCCAGTCCGGGGCGTCCCCGGGCCGCCGGAGATGGGCTGGGGTGGTGGCCAGGACGGTCCCCGCGTAGAGATAGCCCTGTGGCTGTGTGTCCGTGTCCAGCTCCGCCGCGTAGCCCTCCGCCTCCCGGCTGGTGAACTTGTGGTCCGCCATCACCACCAGGCCGGTGTCCCGCTCCCTGGCCACCAGATCGATCTTGCCGCGGAACACCCACCACGGGTGACGGCGATCCAGGGCGTCCGGGAGGGGGACCTGGAACGGGACCTCCACCAACAGGACCTCCCACCGGTCCAGGTCCTCCAGCCACGTGGAGCCCATGTAGTGGGTCACCACGGACAGGGCCTCCTCCCTCATCTTGGAGGCCGCCTCATGGGTCTCCGCCTCCAGGTTCCCGTCCAGGCCGAACGCCTTGGAGGCCATGACCTCCCGGGCCTCCTGGACCATCCGCTCCAGCCACTGATCCGCCGTGGCCACCACGGCCTTGGGGGCCATCACCTTGGCCTCCGCCGGGGTGTTGTCCCTGGCCAGCTCATAGAGCTTGCCCACCAGGAGATGGCCCAGGGTCCCCCACACCAACGGGACGGCCGTCCGGACCGGGACCAGCTCCCTGGTGTAGCGGAGCCAATACAGCCGGGGACACCGACGGACGGCCTTCAGGAGGCTGTCCGTCAGGACCCTGGTCTCACGTTGCTTGGTTCCCATCGTCTCTACCTTTCCTCCACCTGGTCAGGTCCTAGAACCCAAGGTGGTCCTCCTCCAGGACGGGGTGGTCCTTGGGGTCAAAGCTAGGGTCCAACAGGGCGTGGACCGGGACACGGAGGACCGTGGCGATCGTGGCCAGGTTGGACAGGTTGGGGTTGCCGTGGCGGAGCCACCCGGACACAGCCTTGGCGTCAACCTGGCCAGCCTGGCACAAGTCCGCCATGCTCCGGTCCAAGTAGGCCGCCCTAATCTTGACGTTTTGCCGTATGATCTCAATGGCATCCATACGTTTCCACCTCCTCCATGGACACTAGCACGGGCCACCCTGGCCGTGTCAAGAGATTCAACCACACCGTCCGGACAGATCCGGTCCCGGTCCGGGTTTTCTTGGCAATATCGGGAGGTATCAGGAGGAGGAGGCTAGATGGACAGGGCCGCGTGGAGGACCTGGCCGTCACGGGGACGGCCCTTGGTGTCCTGGCCATCCTCGGACACCAGGCCGGCCAGGGTGTGGACCTGGTCACAGAAGGCCCCCAGGGCGTTGGCGATCGGGCCGGAGGGCTCACCGGCCTGGCCTGGGGAGTCCCCCCTGGGGTTCTCCACCACGATCCCCAGGATGTTGGCGTCCAGGGCCTTGGCCCTGTCACGGACCACCTGGGCCTCCTGGGGGGACAGCCTGGCCAGGCCGTCCGTGATGAGGATGACGTCCGCCTCACGGAGGTCCCGCTCCCCTTCGATGACCTCCAGCCCCCAGGCCAAGGGGGCGGACCAGTTGGTCCCGCCGCCGATGAACGGGGTGAGGGCTCGGAGGGTGGCCGGGATGTCCAGCCGGTCCGCGTCCGTCTCCACGATCTTGACTCCCATGGAGCTGGAGAACGTCCCCAGGGCGAAGCTCCGGCCCTGGTCCCGGGCCAGGTCCATGAGGGCCACGGCCAGGGCCTTGGCCCAACACTCCGGCCGGCCACCCATGGAGCCGGAGTCATCCACCAGGACCACCACGGGACCCTTGCCGGCCGGGTCCTTGTCCTGGAGCTGGTATTGGAGGAGGCCGCGTTCCGCGTAGGACTTCAGCCACAGGGCCTCCAGGTCCGAGTCCACCATCATCATGGCCTCGGACGGGAGCATCCTGGCCACGTCCGCCCCGGTCTCCACGTTGGCCAGCTCACCGGCTCCGTGACGGACCTTCTCCGCCTGGACTCGCCTGGCGATCAGCCTCATCCGGCCGGCCAGCTCAAACAGGTCACGGAGCTTGGGGGCGTCCTGGAGGGCCTTGGCCACCTGGGCCTTGGTCTCCGCCGCCTCACCATCGGAGGGGGTCCCGGCCCCGGTCCCCCATCCCATCACCTGGAGGGCCGTATCCATGGCCTCAATCTGATCGGCCGCCTGGTCCACGGCTTGGCGGAGGGCCACCCGGATGGAGCCTTCGTCCAGGCCCTCCGCCGCCATCGTGGCCTCCATCTCCGCCGCCTGGACCTCCGCCTGGGCCTGGTCCATGAGGTCCTGGGGGAGGTCCTGTCCGTCCGCCTGGAGGGCCTGGAGGGCCTGGAGGGACTGACGGGCCTTCTGGACGTCCTTGGTGTGTTCCGGGACCTGGTCCACAAGGCCCTGGGCCACGGCCGTGGTGGCCAGGGTGGCGTTGAAATTATCACCCCGGCAACGGGCCGCCAGCCGCTCCATCTCCGGGACCTGGCTCCGGAGCTGGTGGAGCTTGGACACGGTGGCCGCCGCCGGGTCACCGGTGGAGGGCTCCACCTTGGACAACCGTCCGCCGGAGTAGAGGTCCGCGAACGTCTCACGGAGGAACGTGGGATAGGTCCCCAGCTTGTCCCGGCCCTGGGCCTCCGCCTGGCGGACACCGTCCGCCGTGGTCCGGACGGCCTGGTAGTGGCGACGTTGGAGCCTGGAGGTCCGGTAGCACAGGTCTTCACCGTGGAGGACCTGGCTCCGGGTCTCCCGCTCCGCCCTGGCGTCCCTGGGGGTCATCGGGCCACCCCGTTGACCTGGCCCATGGAGTAGGCCATGGCCATCCGCTCCAGCTCCTCCTGTGTCCGGAGGGCGGAGCCCATGGCCTCCTGGACCTCCGGGGTGGCCGTGTCCAGGGTCATGCCACTCCGGCCCAGGCGGGAGTAGATCGCGTCCGTGGTGGCCTTCAGGGAGCCGGAGCCCTCCATGATGACCTTGACAAAGGCCAGCCGATCGTCCAGGGAGCTGGCGTCCTGGGGGGCCTGGTCCCGGATGTCCTTCAGGGTGGCCTTGGCGTCATCGGCCAGCTCCAGGGCGTCCGCCAGGATCGGGTCCGCCGCCTGGCCCACCACGTCCCGGACCTTGGCCAGCTCATCCCTGGTCTCCCACAGGATGTTGATGAGGAGGAGGAGGTCACTGGTCACCACGTGGTCACGTCCCTCCAGGAGGGCCTTGGCCTGGAGGCCCCGGATCGCGGCCTTCCACCGGCGATCGGACGCCACCACACCGTCCGCCGCCAGGTCCCGGCGGATGGCCAGCATGGTCTCACGGATCTCCCGGCTGACGGTGACGGTCCGGACCTTGGCCTGGAGGTGGGCCAGCTCCTCCAGGGAGATGGTGGCCGTGACCTTGGTTGTGGGGTCAAAGGCCGGGTCCAGGAGGTCCACGAAGTTGTCATCGTCCTGGAGGTAGTCCGTCCAGAACCGGAGGAGGAAACGGTCATGGAGGGCCGCCAGGGACTCATCCTCCGGTAGCTCATTGGAGGCCCCCACCAGGGTCAGGAGGGGGGTCCGGTGGGCCGCCGTCCCATCGTGGAACAGCCGCTCCTCCAGGATGGTCAGGAGGGCGTTGAGGATGGCGGAGTTGGCCTTGAAGCAGTAGGCCACCCCATGTCGCCATGGGGACTGGACTATATCTTCACCCTTGCAGACCGTTGCGTTCGTGGTAGCGTTATTCAATGATGCAACGGAGGTATCATGGCTTTCGATCAACGCAGCTACAATCGTGATTACTACAGAAAAAACGCTGACAAGCTCAAGTCCAAAGCCAAGGCTCGATACGACAACATGAAGGATGATCCGTCCTTCAAGGATACAACCAAGGAAAGACGAGAAACCCGTCACTTTGGAACCGACCGTGAGGACATCCTGTCCACAACAGATGGTCGCTGTCATTTCTGTGGAGCCAAGGCTGAGATCGTCCACCACCTTGATGGAGACGGACGCACAAACGAGGCGATGGGACTCCAGCCTGGACACGATCCTGAAAGACTCGTCCCGTCCTGTCGGTCTTGTCACATCAACCAACACCGAGGTCAGTTGATGGCCTCGAAGAAGACACGAGCCAACGGATACTGGTCCAGGGATTACGATTGCTGCGTTGAGTGTGGGACAAAAGACCGTCGCCACCAGGGCCACGGACTCTGTGTCAACTGCCATGCTCGAATGCTTCGCAAGGGGGGCGGCGTGTAGTCTCTGAGGGGTCAACCACGACTTCCCGGCTGATTGTCCGCACCGAAGCATTGTCACCACAGCGGAGCTGGTAAGGCTCAGGTAGCTTCGGATACTCGGGTGTTCCAGCATATAGCCGCCTTGTTTCATCGTCCGTTACCGGGCGAAGGAGACCTGTCGCGCCGAAGCGCCGTCAATCTCATCCAAGAAGGCCACGTGAGCCGTGGGGAGCTTGCCGTCCACGATCCGCTTGTAGCTCCCCACTTTGAGACCCTGGAGATCGTAGGGTCCAAAGATCTCCTCCGGGGTGGAGAACTTGGTCAACAGCCAGGAGAACCACTCCGCTCCCGTGATGGCCTTGCAGGTGAGCCGGATGATGAGTGACTTGGCCGTCCCGGGGAGGCCCAGGAGAAGGATGTGGGTCCCGGACAGGAGGGAGATGAGGAGGCCGTCCGCCACGTCCCGCCGCTCCATCACGGCCTGGGGGAGCTGGCTCCGGAGGTCCGCCAGGGAGGCCAGGGCCTTGGTCTCATTCACCTTGGTTGTCTTGGTCTTGGTTGCCATGTCTCTACCTCTACCTTTCCGTGTCCTTAGTTGCCGTTGCCGTTGCCGTGGACGGGGGACCACAGGGCCTTGGCCTCCTGGAGCTTGGTCTCCGCGTCCTTGGCCGCCTGGTCCACCGTGTCCTTGGCCAGCTTGGAGGCCAGCTCACTCCCCTTGGCCTTCTTCAGGGACCGGGCCTCCGTGGTGGCCTTCAGGAGGGTGGCCGTGGCGTCCGTCATGGCCTGGAGGGCCTTCTCCATCCCGGCCTTGTCCGTGTCCAGGATCTTCCCGTAGAGGGCCATCCTGTTCCGGAGCTGTTCCGCCTGGGCCAGCTTGGCCGTGAACCCGGTTGGGTGGGTCAAGTCACCCTCCAGGGAGCTGGACAGGAACCCCTCCAGCTCCTCCACCATGCTGGTCCACTGTCCCCCCAGGAGGCCCTGGGCCGCGTTGGAGGCCATGGCCGTGGCCTTCCGGAAGTCCTCATAGTCGAAGGTGGACCGGCCGATGGACTCAACGATCCCGCGGAGGGCCGCCAGCTCCTCCCCCGTGTTGGGGCCGGCCGGGATGATGTGGGCTCCGCCGGTGGCCGGGAACGGGGCCGCGTTGAAGTGACGCTCCATCACCCGGTGGAGCCACCCGGAAACGGTGTCATGGTTGAATTGGCCCTCCAGGTCCCCGTAGACCTGGGCCACGGCCTTCAAGAGATCGGAGCCGGTGTCCTCCAGGACCATCTCCCCGGTGTCCGTGTTGATGGCCACACCCCGGCCGGTCTTGATGGCCTGGTCCTGGCGGAACCTGGCGTCCGTGGCCTTGGAGATGACCTTGGCCTTGATCTTCTCCGGCCGGTAGGTGATCCAGCCGGGGGCGTCCGGGTCCTTGTCCATCCGCTTGAAGGTCACCCCGTGGCCGGACTTGATCTTGGTGAGGGTCCGGCGGAGCCTGGCCTCATGGGTGGGACAGGAGGGGAGGTAGCTGTCCAGGCCGGCCTTGGCCGCCAGCTCCTCCAGGTGGTTGTAGTCCCCTTGGGCTCCCTTCAAGGCCCAGCCCAGGATGTAGCTGACCACCTCACCCTCACCGGAGACGGTGGCCTTGAAGTCCTGGATCGGTGTGGAGGGCTGGGCCGGGGCCTTGGTGGCCTTGGTGGCCTTGGCCTTCTTTGCCCTGGAGCCGCGTCCCTTGGCCTTGGTGGCCGCCTTGCCGTTGGTGTCCGTGTTCCGTGCCATCTCTACCTCCCGGCCCCGTGGGGCCTCATCTACGTTGTCAATAGGTCCAGCCCTGACCTTAGAGGATAGGTCCCGAAAAAAACAAGAAAAAAAACACGGCCGGCTGGACGTGTTTGGTCACCATCCGGAACGCTCCGGACGGAGGCTGTTGACTTCACTGGCCTTTCTGACGGCCAGGGTGACCTGTGGTGGAGATCACTCCCGGCCGGCCGGATGTCCTCCACACGGACCCTCAGGACGATCGGGTGGGGGACTTCGCCTTGAACCACTGTGATAATCGGTGGTTTCAGTGACAGGACCGGAGGATGGTCAGGACGGAGGACACGATGGACAGGCCCAGGAGGACACCGGCCAGGGGGGCCACCAGGTCCAACATGAGGGACCAGGGCCGTGGCTCCCGGGGCCTCACCGTCCACCTCCGGTGATGTAGGCCACCACCTGGGCCAGGATGATGGACTTGTGGACGCCACGGGCCTGACGGTAGGCGTCCCGGATGGGCTCCAGGCCCTCCAGGCCAGTGAGCCTCCTGGCCTTGGCCTCCGCCTTCCGCCGCTCCAGCTCCGTCCTGGAGGCCCTGTCCTTGACCTGGAGGAGGACCCGGTGGGCCTCATCCGGCCACAGCCCCCGGAACGTGGCGGAGCTGGGGATGATGGTCCCGTCCTTGGGGGACTCCACCTTGTAGACGCTCCCGGCCCCGGCCTGGAACGCTTTGAGGGAGGGCCGGCCGTAGACCATGGACTCCCTGGGCTCCAGCTTGACCCCGTCCCTGGCCGCCTCCAGCTCCTCCTCCGTGACCTCCGCCAGCTCCACCCCAGGCTTGCCGCCCTGGAGGACACACCGGCCAAGGACAAGGACCAGGATAGTCCGTGGCTCCGCCTCCGCCGCCTTGCTCTGTTCGTCCGTCATGTCTCTACCTCCTGGACCGGTGGCCGTCCGCCCCGGTCTCCGCTGGCTCCAGCTCCGCCTCCATCGTCCGGTGACAGGCCGGACACATCCCATGGGACTGGACCCCTGGCCCCGGCTCCCAGGAGGCCCAGGAGGACCCGTCCCACCATCGGCCACACCACGAACACACCTTGACCAGGCTGTCCGCGGCCCTGGCCGTCTCCAGGAGGTCCGGAGTGGACGGGAAGGGCCGGTGTCCCTCCTCCAGCTCCCCGGGCCTCCTGGAGGCCGCCAGGCCCCGGCCGTCCATATTCCTACGGCCGATCACCTGGAGCCTCAGTCACGATCGTTGTGTCCATCCATGTCAGCCAACATCCCCCACCGTGGCCATGTAGGCCAAGATCTCCTCCGGTGTCATCTCCGCCACAGGCTTGGCCGGGTCAAGGCCGGCCTGGCGGAGGCTGGTGTGTCGGGCCTCCTCCTCCATGGCCACCTTGGCCGCCGCCGCCTTGTAGGCCCTGGTCCGGTGGCACAGGAAACAGTTGACCATCACGGGGTCCGTGGTGGCGTCCGTGGACTTCCGGCCCTGGACCCTCCGGTGACGGCCACAGGACCACCCGTCACCGGCCTGGAAGTGTCGAGCGTTGAACGCCATCACGCCACCTCCGCGTCCGAGGGGAGGGGGATGGCGAAGCCACGGGACGGTCCCTCCGGCCGGATGGTGGGGACGTCCGCCGCCGCCTCCAGGATCGCCACCCTCCTGGCCTCCGTCTCCAGGACGTGGTTGACCTGGCCGGCCAGGACCTCCCGGTCCGCCTCGGACAGGAACCGGCCCAGCCTGGAGTCCACCAGGGTATGGATGTTGCGTAGCCTGGCCCGCTCCATGGCCTCCGGGGCCGTCCGCCGGAGGACCTTGGTGACCTGGAGCTTGACCGTCCGGAGGAGGACACGGATGGCCCTGTGGTGGCCTGGTCCCTCCTCCAGCTCCCACCTCCTGGCCGTGTCCAGGGCCGCCTCCATGTTGCCGATCTCCACGATGAGCTGGGCCTTGGCCATGTAGATGGAGCTGGTCATCACGCCACCTCCTCATGGATGACGTGGAGGGTGGGGCCGTCCACGGCCTCCGGCTCCACCTGGAGGGTGTCTCCGTCCAGCTCCACGATCGCCACGTCCACGGACAGGTGGACGATGAGGACCAGGGTCCCCTCCGGGATGGTGTCCAGGGTGTGAGCCACGGTGTCTTGGTTGATGCGTCCGGTCATGTCGAAGCCTCCTCTACCTTGGTTGATGTCCAGGCCCTCCACGGACCCCAGGAGGGTCAGGGCGGAGCCGGTGACCCCGGCCTGGCCCTCCTGGGGGCTGTTGAGGCCCCGGTCCACTACTCCCCCTCCGCCTGGCGGATGGTGTCCTGGAGGAGGAACCTGGCCGCCTTGGCCTTGATGACCCCGGCCATCTTGGTGACGGCCTCATCGCTGGAGTCCCGGACGTGGGACCAGTCCCACACCAGGTCAAACCGCTGGTGAGCCGGGAGGCTCCGGACGTTGCCGAACCCGTCCGCCAGCTCCCTGATCCGGCCTTGCTCCCTGGGGGAGAAGGCGTCCCGGAAGTCCCCGGACGTGGACAGGCAAGCCACCACAAGGTCCCAATCGGACAGGGTGGTGTTGGCGATTGTGTAGGCGATCAGGGTGGTCATCGTGGTGGCGTTGGCCATGGGTCTCTACCTTTCCTCCCTCCGGACCATGAGGACCTGGGCCACCCCATCAAGTTGGGGGGCTTCGTCCAGCTCCCCTCCCATGGGCCACGTGGCCAGGAGGAGGGCTGTCCAGGTCAGGGTCAGGAGGTAGCGCGTCATCACCCCTATTCTTAGACGATATATTCTTAGACGATAAATCCGGACGGTGGGGAGAAAAAAACGGATGGGCGCGAAAAAACTTCTGACGGTCTCCGGACTGGTCACGATAACTTTGTGAATCTAATCAGGTTTTGGATGGTCCGTGAGAGATCACCACGGACGGCCCGGAGATCCCCCTCCTGTCCTCCACACGGTCATCCGCCATGGTTGCCCGGAGGATTCGGCCGAAAGGCCAACGATCATGATGGCCTGGGCCGGCCTACGCGAAACACCTATGAACGTCTATATAGAAGACACCACAACATGAACGTGGTCATGGTCTTGATGTTCTTCTGTGGCACCTTGGGGGGCCACCCCCCAAGCCCCCCTCCGGCCGGCCGGAGGCCCGGAGACGGCCCCGGCCTCCAAGGCCACGGCCCCCTCCCCCTGGCCGGGGTCCCTGGCCGGACCTCCGGCTCCGCCTCCGGCCGGAGGGGACCTCCTCCCGCCGGCTCCACCTGGAGGCCGTGTCCTACCTCCGCCTCCACGGTGAGCCCAGCTCCCACCCTGGAGGCGGAGGTCCTACCTGTCCCACCCACGGCCCCAAGGTGGGACAGCTCCCACCTGTAGCGTCCATGTCCACCAGGCTCCCACCTTGGATGCAATGGTGGCCAAACTGGCCACACCGGAGGTGGATGTTCATGGTGTCCCACACGTGGCGGCCGTGTCCTCCAGGCTCCCACCTGTAGCTCCAAGGTGGCCAGGCGGAGCACAGGTGGAGGCCGTGTCACCACAACGGCCACACCATCCCACCATGTGGGACACGTCCTACTCGGCCCCACCTCGAGGGACACCGGCCGCCACGTTCCACACACCGTCCCACGTTTGGCTCCAAGGTGGTTGATCTGTCCCCGCGTTGACCACCTCCGCCGCCACATTCCACACACCGGAGGTCCTGTGGCCACGGTGGCCACCTTGTCCTACACGGCCCCACCGTGTGGGCAACGTAGGGAACACGGCCCCACCGTGGCCACCTATGGCGACACATCACCACGTGTGGGTTTCACAGCTCCAAATGGTTCACATCACATGACTTTTCCCCACGGGGTGAAGCAGGGTCCGTGCCAGAAAAACGGGGGGACCGGCCCCCAATTTCTGCGGGAAAAGCACATTCGCTCATAGGGCCGCGAGAATGGCCCTCTAAGGGCCGGAAGGCCGGGACGGCCCAGGGGGAGGGGGTTTCGCCTAACGGCCCTCACAGGGCCATCACAGGCCCAGGAAACACCGAATCGCTGAGAATCGCTGAAAAAAGATTCTAGGATGGATGACACCAGGGATTCTCCCGGCCGTCAGAACCCCCCTCCAGGCCCTGGGATCGGCTGTTGGCCGTTTCGAGAGATCATCACTTTCGCCAGAAATGTGACCCCGTGTCCTACATATTCCGACACAGGGAGGACCCGTCCGGATGGTGGCTGTGTCATTCGTGACACGTAGATGGAGGCCCCGATGAGGGCCGCGGAGGGTCACCCTGGGGGAGCCCAGGAGGCCCCGATGAGGGCCGCCGGAGGCCCCAATGAGGGACACCGGCCGGGGGGCTGTGAAGGAGGGTGGAGGAGGGCCTACAGGAGGTCCAGGATGAGCTGGAGGTCCTGGTCCGTCAGCTCACAGCCGGGGGGTGTTGGGCTCCCCATACAGGAGTTGAGGTCCACCGTGGTGGGGGGTCCCTCATCGTCATCAAGGCCCAGGGTGTGGCCCAGCTCATGGATTAGGGTGAGCCGGACGGTGGGGAGGTGGTAGCTGATCTCATAGTCCAGGACCACGTCCGCCGCCGTGATGAACCCCAGGGGGGAGCTGTGGAGGACCGCCACCCCGTTGGCGTTGGGGTCATCATCGTCCACCGTCCAGCCCTCCCACAGGATGGCCTCCACGTTGACGGTGACCACCCCAGGCCGGTCCTGGACGTCCAACCACTCCAGCCGGTCCAGCTCCTCCTGGTCCACACCACCCACGAACAGGTCCTCACCCACCTGGTCATTCCACCAGGCCATGGCCTCCTGGACCACGTCCCGCGGTAGCTCCTCATGGTCACAGGCCACCACCACCCACGGGAGGGCGTCCGGGACCAGCTCCAGGCCGTCCCTGGTGAGCCTCCCACGGTCCATGTCCTCCAGGGTCACCGGGCCACACTCCTGGCCCTCACAGGCCGCCAGGAGGCCCAGGAGGGCCACCACGGCCCAGCTCCACGTCCAGCTCCGCCTCATCGTCTCCTCCTAGATCTTCTGGACGTTCCTGGATCGGAATTCGTCCAGGCCATATTCAACACGAATCGGCCCCACGTAGTCATCCACCTGTGTGAGGGCGATCCACACCATATAGGTGTAGAGGGACAGGTTGACGGTGTGAGTGAATGAAGCCGCCGCTGAGGTCCAGCTCCCCGTTGGGGCCACCGGATTGATTTGAGCCAGGCTGGAGTAGCTGGGGTTAGTTGTGGGGTTCCCCAGGTTATGGTTGATCCGGAACAGCTCCACGGTGATGGAGCTGGCCGCCGCTTGATTGAGCTTGGCCACCAGGTTGGCCAGGAGGGCTCCGTCAGGAAAGTTGATCGGGGCGTGGAGGACATAGGTCCCGGCCGCCAAGGCCCTGATCCAGTGGATGTCCCGGATCAGGTTGGCCGGGATTCCATAGGCGTCATTGAACGGGGTGAAGTCCGCCGGCCGGAGGTAGGTGAAGTAACTCCTGGAGGCCCCGAACTTGAAATCACCGGAGCCGGAGCCTCCGCTGTCCGCGATGACCTCACCGGCCGCCTTGACGTCCTGGGCCGCCACCACCTCACCGGTGGCCCCGTTGGCCCGGACCGGACCGTTGGTGGTGTCCACGGAGTCCGTGGCCGTCAGGGTCCCACAGTCCAGGTCCCTGGAGAATGACCCGTCCCTGAACCCGGAGACGTCCACACCCCCCACACCGGAGACGGAGCCCACGTTGGACAGGTTCCCCCCGGTGGTGTCGATGGAGCCACCCTCCGTGACAATGTTCCGGCCGTTGGTGTCGATACAGGAGGAGGGTCCCGTGGAGGCCATTTGGATCTCACTCACGTCATCAAGGACCCCGATCTCCCCAATGTTCCGGCCGTTCATGTCGATGGCCGGATCGGAGCCCCCACCGGAGTCCATGACAAGCTGGTCCACCCCCACAATGTCATTCTGGCCCATGTAGATCCGGCCAATGTTTGTGAGGTAGCGGTCCCCAAAATCCGCCCCCAGGAACCCGGCGGAGCCGGCCTTCAGGTAGAGACGATAAATCCCCTTGATGGCCAGGTCCTCCGTCTCATCGAAGTAGAGATCGTCCCCGATCATCCGGCCACGATGGATGAGGACACCGCATTCCTGGCGGTCCGGGTCCACCCCACCATTGGACAGGTCCGTGGACATGGAGATGTCCGAGTCCGTGATCGTAGTGTTCCCGTCCCCGATCAGGATGGTGGCCAGGAGGACCTTGGTGGGATCGATCGTCGGCTTCACGGGGGAGCCGGCCGCCACCCCGGCCACGTAGGACAGGACGGCCTCCTCCGTCTGTCGATAGTCCACCGGGTCATTGTTGCCGTCCAGCCTGGGGTCACTCATGGTCCGGCCGAATTCAGCATAGATCCGGACGTAGCGAGGGTTGATGTCCGGCATAAGGGAGGACAGGTCAATGGTCCCCAAGGTGAGGACCGGTACCCTCCGGCCCTGTGAGTCATAGGCCGCCCCGGTGGTGACCTCCACGGAGCCGGAGACGGGACTTGTCTCCTGGACCTCCATCCCGGCCGCCACCCCCACCTGGAGGTCATAGTCCCCGGTGATGGCCCGGATGGCCGCCTCCGGATCGTCAAAGGCTTGGTCCATCTCCGCCTGTGTGACGATCTGCCTGTAGTAGAAATCCGATCGGTCCATGGAAGTCCTCCTCCCCTCTACCTGGTCAGGGTTCGATGATCCCGCGATAGACGGTGTTAGCCGGCTTCATGTAGTCCGCGATCGCGTTGATCTGCGATCGTTGCTCCACCGTCAGGACGGTTGGGCTCACCAGCCGGAACGTGTAGATCTCCGTTGTGTCTCCCCCCAGGATGGTGTCCAGGCCCAGCTCATCCTGGTCCGGCCCCGTGGGTGACGGATAGCTCCCCCCGGCCAGCCTCCACGTGTCAGCTTGCCAGGGCTCGAAACAGGACGACAGGGCCACCTCCACGAAGAACAGGACCGCGTTGAGGATTCCCTGACACGTCCCCTTCTCCCGGTAGATCTGGACCAGGATGGAGGCCAGCCTCCTCTTTTTGATGGGGGACAGGACGAACATCCCCTCAAAGGGATTCCCCAGGTCATGGAGGAGGGTGTCCAGGAAGTCCTCCCGGAGCTTGTCAATGTCACACAGCTCCAGGAAGAAAGCGTCAATATCCTCTATCAGCCGGTCCAGGACCTCCTGGAGGGCCGTGAACAGCTTGGCCAGGTCACCGGTCCCGTCCGTGTCATCCCGCCGGTGGAGGCCGGACACCAGGTCCCACAGGTGGAGGGAGCCACGGACCACGTGGGAGACGATGAAACCTTCAAAGTCAACGTCCGTGTCCGTCATCACGTTGGGGGTCTCACCGATGACCCCGGACACCAGGATGTGATAGGCCGCCCTGGCCGTCATCTGATAGTCCGTCACCACCCGGACCTTGGTGGAGTAGACCACCCCACCGGAGACGAACCAGGACCCGTCCAGCTCATAGGCCCACGTGGCCGCGATGGGGGCCGCCTCACCGGCCTCCGTCAGGTCACCGGAGCCAGGACGAGACAGGGTGTAGTTGTCCGGGTTGGCCGCGTCACTGGCCTGGCCTCCACGGCCTGTCCAGTCCACCGGAGTGTAGCGGTCCTCCACGTCCGGGTCCTGGAGGAGGATGGCCTCCGCCCGGACACGGACCGGGGCGTCCCATGTCAGCTCCAGCTCCCTCCGCTTGACGGCCTTGACGGAGATGAGCCTGGCCCGGAACACCACCCCCCACGTCCAGAAGGCCGTCCCGGGCTCCCCCACCGTGTCCTCCACGTAGACCGTGGCGGCCCAGCTCCCCTCAGCGAAGTCAGGGTGTGTGGTGACGGCGACGTCATAGCCCCCCACCCCGTTGGCCGTGATGGTCCCGGAGTAGCCGGACTCCCACACCCCACCGGTAATGACGGGATAGAACGTCTCATTGGACCCTTGGAGGTCAAAGATCAGGACCACACTGAGGGTGGACAGGTCCACGTTGTCCTGGAGGTCCCCGATCACGAATGACACCGGGACGTCCCGGTCCTCATCCTGTTGGACGGGGAGACCGTCATAGATGGTGGGGGGACTGTTGGGGTCCCCGTAGTGGTTCCAATAGGTCTCCGTCATTGGTGGAACCCCGCGTTGGGCCGGCCGGACCGTTCTCCCGTGTAGACCATCCGGCCCAAGTGATGGCCCTGGCCCGTCAGGGTGAGGCTGGGATCAAGGTCCCTCCCACCCACGATCTGGCTCCCCTGGCCGTCCAGGCGAAGGCTGGGGGAGACGTCCTGGCCCACCGGCTGAAAGGCCGGAGCCTCCGCCGCCACGATGGCCGCCAGGTTGGCCCCCTCATCGGAGTCATACAGGCGGACGGAGTCAACAGCGAAGCCACGGGCCGGCTGTCCACCGGCCCACCGGCCGATGTAGACCGGGGATGATCCGCCGCCGTCAGGCGGAGCCCAGCCGGAGCCGGTGTTGTCCTGTGTGTCCGCCAGGACCCCGTCCACGTAGAACCTGACCCCGTAGAACCCCGGGGTTACCTCATAGCGGACAGCCGCCACGTGGACCCACCTGGTCCTCACCGGGAGGATTCCAGAGATGGACTGGACGTCCACGTTCACCCCCACCCCGTTCTCCCACAACATCCGGAGCCCACCTCCGGCCCTGGCCTCCAGCGTCCATTGACGATTCTCCGCCTGTGTCCCGGCGGAGCCTCCACAGTTGGCCAGATAGAGGCCGGATTCCACCGCGTAGTTGTCCAGCTTGCGGAACCAGGCCGCCACGGTCATCAAGCCTTGGAGGCGGAGGTCCGCCACGTTGGCCATGTTGTGGATGTAGCCATAATTCCAATATGAGCTGGCCTGGAGGTGGAGCCCTTCATCCGTCCCGAACCCTTTGAGGAGGGAACCCCCCAGGGCGTTGAGGACATAGGTCCCATCATGGGCTCCGGAGCCACCGGCCGCGGAGTCCACGGCCGCCTGGCCGTTCATGGCGTCCCCGGGGGCTCCGCCGATCTTCCAATGTGCTAGGAACGCCATGGGCTCCTCCTCCCTCTACCAGGACGGGATCACACCGGAGGGCCACGGCATAGCGATCCCCCCATAGCTGGCATGGTCCACACAGATCTGGATCAGGTCACCGTTGCTCCCCAGGACCGTGTTCTGTCCATAGGCGTTCTTGACGGTGACCAAGAACCTCAGCTCCCCCAGGACGTCATAGTAGTCCGGTGTGGCGTTCTCACGGATGAGGATGGCCGGGAGAACATCCTCCCCCGTGTAGATGCAAGGGTTCATAGCGTTGATGACCACATAGGACCACGTGTCACACCGGTGGCCCTGGACGGCCGTGTCATCCCTCCCCAGGCTGAAGGACGGCCAATTCCAGGAGTAGTTGGGAGCCCACACATAATAGCCGTTGGTGGTCCGCTTGGAGTTGACCGGATAAGACCCTCCGGCTGTAGCGTCCAGGATCTGACCGGCCGTCATCCAAAACGGCCACTTGATGGCCGGGGACCTCCGCTGGAACATCCCCAGGTAGCCACCCCGGCTCCGTGCCTTGGGGTCATCGGTGGGCCAGTCCCCGGCCGCGCCTTTCCAGAACAGGGTGTCATCATCACCCACCAGATCCAGCCAGAAGTCCTTATCCGCTCCGGAGTAGATGGCCATGTCCTGGCTCACGGCCTCACCAGTGTTTGGGGAGAAATCGAACACAGAAGCCCCGGTCCAGCCGCCAGCAGGCGAGGACCGGAGGACCACCCTGTCCGCGTTCCCGTCTTGGCCGTAGTCCGTAACGGACGGATCGTCATAGTTGGTCCCTCCCCATGTCCCCTGGACCTTGGCCTCCCACGGCATACCTCCGCCACCGTCAAGGAGGGCGTCCGCATTGACAGCCCGGAACACCACCCACGAATTGGGGAGGAACGGGGTGGGAGACAGGGTGGAGGGATCAGCCACACCGTCCCATGACAACCACTCAACCGGGATGGATGACCCGTGGCTGGTGGTCCCCGTCCCACACTCCACAACGGTGAGTCCAGGGTGGTCGTTGATGAAATTCAACCATTCCCACAGGAACCTGGCCGGGGACACGTTGGGCTGGATCGTGGAGTCCCACACCCTGTTAACTCGATATTGCATTGTTCCGGACATGGTGGACTCCTCCTCAGAAGTTCAGGTCCGTGGACCCGTCCCACTTCACCAGGACCCCATAGCCGGCCTTGGTGCAAAGGATCTGTTTGTTGGCGATCAGCATGAACCCCGGCATGTAGGACCGGCCCACCAGGGGGACCGTCCCGATCATCCCCTTGGTGGAACCGATCAGGTAGTAGGGAAGGACGTCAATCTCATACTGTGAGAGGAGGTCCGCCGCGTGACGGTTGGGCTGTGTCAAGTAGCTGGCCATCCGCTGGCCGTCCGGGAGCCTGAAGCCCTCCTCAACCCACAAGCCGGACTCATCCTCAAAGGCCAGCCCCCCGTAGGTGTCGGACGGGCCGGTGACATATGAATCCTCCGGAAGGTAGCCGTTGGTGTAGACATAATCCACATCGGCCCCACCCCAGTGAAACACCCTGGGGACAGGCTGGTCACCAGCCGGAGCTACCGGGACAATGTCCCCCATGTAGCCCTCAAAGTAGATCGCATCAAAGGCGGATTGGTTCCTCCTGTTCATCTTCCAAAGCTGGCCGTCATCCGCCACCAGAATCCACCTGGTGTCATTCCCGGAGCCGCCGTGGCCGAACGTATACATATGGTTTTGTGAGGACCTGTAGGACTGGCCAGCCGGGTCAAAGTCCGGGTTGGTGTCCGCCAGGTTCCACCCACCGTGAGGGGAGAACCGGACATTGAACCTCCTGGTGGAACCCTCCGTCCCATAGTTCAGGCCGGAGACATCATCGAACCCGGTGGAGTTGGTCCATTGGATCTTGGCTTGCCACTTGGGGAGGCCGTAGGACCCATGGATGGTGGTCTCACACTGGATCACGAACCAGTCATTGGCTGACCCCATGTCCGTGGTGTCCTCCCACACCCGATAGGGGCCACCAGATCCGGATGGCCTGGCCTCCGTGTCCGCGATCGGGTCCCCCTTGTATCGGTGGCCCACATAGCTGGCGTATGGGGTGGGGAGTGGTCCATCCCACGGTCGGTTTTCCCACCAATGGGTGGTGTAGCTGTCAATGATGGTGAAGTGGCTGGACCCTGAGAAAAAACTGGCCAGCTCGAAAGCCTCACGGGGCCAGTTGTTGTAATCGTCCCCAGCGTATTGGCTTTGATAGACTTCGATCGCCATGGTGTCCTCCTCCAGGTCCTCTAATCGATCGGGCCGGAGTAAAAGGTCCCGGCCGTGTCCCCGTTGATGAGGGTGAGGGTCCCGGCCTCCGGAAACTCCCGGAGGATCAGGTCCACGTTGTCCTCCGCCCCGTCGAGGGTCACCCCCTCACCATCGTCCGGAGTCCCCAGCCTCCGGACCCCGGTGGTGTCGTTGATGATGTTCTTGATGTCCGACAGGGCCACCATAGGGTCCGGGTCCCCGTCCTTGTCCTTGTAGTTGTAGCCAAAGTCCACCAGCTCATTGGTGGACCCGTCCGCGTTGAGGGGGGCGAAGAAGTCGGACAGGGCCTGGCGGACGGACGTGGCCACCGTGTCCTCCTCCGCGTCCTGGGCCAGGTAGACCGTGGCCACCACGTTGATCGTGTTGTAGACCGGGACCCTGGCCTCCCACCCAAACGTCAACATGGTGGGGAACCCATCGTTGATGTAGTCCTCCACGGCCGTGAGGAGGACCCCGGTGGGGGTCCCGCCGCCGGTGGGGACCACGAACAGGAGACCATAGTTGAAGTCCGGGACGGCCACATCCTCACCCTTGGTGAGCATCAAGGCCCTGGCCACCCCAGGGACCTGGACGGCCAGGTCCTCAAAGTCCCTCCGGGCCACACACCGGTTGAGGACACGGAGGGACCTGGGGGCCAGCTCCCTGGCCCTGGCCACCGTCTCCCGGTCATAGCCTCCGGAGGCCGCCAAGGGGTTGGTCACGGTGACCACCACAGGGTTCCCCAGGCTGTCCGTCCAGCTCCCCGGCTCAAACTTGGTGATCGTCCCGGCCTCCACGTTGCCGTCATCACCTCCGCCCGTCTTGTAGCTGACCAGGACGGTCCCCCCGGCCGGAGGGACAGCTCCGTTGATCCCGTCCCCCGTCCGGAACGTGGCCCGATCGTTCTCATCCACCAGGACCACGTAGTGGCGATCGGTGGGGTCCGAGTCCAGGAAACTGTCCACCCTGGTCCAGGCCAGGGCGTCAATGGTCATGACGTCCGAGTCATCAAGGAACGGAACCTGTGACAGGGTGAATTCCTCCCCATTCTCCCCACGGGCCTCAAACACATCCTCATGGGTCTCACTGTTCTCCACCGTCATGATCCCGGCCGTGTCCCCGGGGGCGATCACCAGGTCCGCCGTCACCACCTGGAACCTGACCGGATCGATCAGCTCCGCCGTTTTCACGAAGGTCCCGATCGGGATGGTCACCTGGCCGCCTGGGCTCACCGGCCTGGTGATGGTGACGTCCATGTCCACCGTGGCCGCCACGGCCCCGTCCAGGGTGTAGTTGATGAGCCTGGCCAGGGAGATGATGGAGGCCCTACGGACGGCCGTGGACCACCTGGTCTCCCTGGCTTGGGCGTCCTGGTAGTAGGCCAGGATGTCCCCCACGTAGGCGAAAGCCTCTATCAGGACCGTCCCGAAATTGGACCTGTTGTAGTCCGTCCACCTGGGGAACAGGGCCACCAGGTGGGTGATGATCCGTTGACGGATGGAGGCGAAGTCCTTGTCCGTGTAGTCCGGAGGGCTGGGGATCGTGGTCATACCGTGACCTCCTGTGACACGTCCCGGACCACCACACGGTTCCCGGGGACGTTCCGCGAAATGACATCGTAGCGGATGGTGATGGTGTAGCTGTAGGCCCTGGGGTCCTTGATGAACCTGACCACCTTCAGGCGGACCCTGGGCTCATTCCGGCGGATCGCGTCCACCACGTAGTAGCGGGCCAGCTCATCGATCGCCGGATCGTCCATGTTCTCATGGCGGAGGAGGTAGAGGAGGCTCCCCAGGGATTGGTTGAACGGGACCTCCCCGGAGGTGGTGGCGGAACCACACCGGGTCCCCAGGATCGTCCGGATGGACGACTTGATCAGCTCCTCCCCTCCGGCCGCCACAAAGTCATTGGCTCCCCTCCGGAAGGGAGCCAGGAGTCCATATCCAAGGATCGCTTGATCGGCCATCGTCTACTCCGTGAACGCCTTGTCCGACAAGGCCCAGGAGGCCGTGGTCAGGTCACTCCCGTCAATGGCCGTGGCCGCCGCCTTCAGGCTGGCCCCGGCCGCCTCCAAGGCCCCGGCCGCCAGGGAGGCCAGGCCCACCAGGGTGGGGTCCGTCCCGGCTGTGTCCAGGCTACCACCGGCCGCGTCCAGGGCCGTCTTGATGGACGTGAGGAGGCTGGCCTCCTCCGCCCTGTACTCCGTCCCGCGGACCAGGGCCTGGTCAGCTCCAGGGTCCACCAGGTGGAGCTTGTCCGCCGCCCCGTCCAGGAACACGGACAGGCCGGTCCCTATGTGCTCCAACAGCCACCGTTGGCCGCCGGAGGCCGTCCTGGAGTCCCTGGTCAGCCGCCACTCACCATCCTCCTGGACGGCCACCTGGCGGTCCCGGAGGTCATCACCCTCACCCACCTGGGCTCCGGTGGGGATGTCACTGGTCCCGCCAGGGGCTCCCCAGGGACCCGTCATGTAGTAGGGCTCCTCCACCTCACCTTGGTTGAATAGGACCCCCACGGTGGCCTCCACGGCCGGGGGATCAAAGGTCCCGCGTTGGGCCGTCCCTCCGCCTGGGGAGCCCAGGGGCCAGGCCCAGGTGGAGCTGGGCTCCAGGAGGCCGGGGACGTTGACCTTGACACGGCCAAGGCCCTCCGGGTCATCACGGTCCACCACCTGGCCCACGTAGAGGCCCATGAACCTCCGGTCCCTCCGGTCCCTGTCCCGCCGCTCCACCATCGTCAGCTCCCCTCAAACACGGACTCACACCGTGGCTCATCGGCCAGGAAGTCCAGACTGAAGTCATCGTCAGCCCCCCTCCTGTTGTAGTCCACCCTCCGGCCACCGGTGTCCGCGTCCGTCCCGCTCCGGGCCTCCAGCTCACCGTCCGGCCGGACGTCCCCCGTGTTGGGCCGGCCGGAGCTATCCCTGGCTCCAGCTCCCCTCCTGGCGGACCTCAGCTCCTCCAGCCTTTCGTTCCACCTGGACCACCTCCGGTCATAGGTCTCCCGGTTGATCCGGCCGGACGTGAACAGCTCATTGAGCCTTTCGATGTTGGCCCTGATCCTGGCCTCCGCCTGGGCCGTGGAGGCCCTGTTCCTGGCCGCCCCGGCGGAGGACCTGGAGCTGGCGTTCCGCTTGACGGTGGCCCGACACACGTAGCCGTTCCCCACCGTGTGGGCCACCTCCTCCACCAGGTAGTTGCCGTCCAGCTTCTCCACCCCGAATTCCAGGCGGATGGTCATGTCAGCTTTGAGCCACGTGAGGCCGATGAGGGGGAGGGTGAGCTTGATGGCCTTCCGCTCCGCCCTACGGAACCCGGACCTGGCCCTGTTCCTGGCCTGGCCATCGGTCCCGTCCGTCCCGGCCTCCACCTGGTCCTGGACGGGGTCCATCACAGTCTGGTTCTCCCGGCCCTGTGCCCACCGGAAGAAGTAGTCATCGTCCGCCGCCGCGGACCGCTCCGCCTCCGTCAGGGCCGCCGGCTCCCCAGGATCACGGAGGGGAGCATCCTCCCCCATGACCGGCCGGTCCGTGTCCGTGTCATTCCCGGCGGAGCCGGTGACCCTCCTCCGTTGCCGGGGGCTGTGGCTCCGCCTGGTCACACGGCCAGGGAGGCCCAGGGTCCCCTCCGTGATGGAGGGCTCCCCGGCGAACACTCCCTCCGGATCGTCCCAATACCGGAGGACATGGGCCGGGGGCTGGTCATCGTTGGGGGGGTGGAAGTGAAACCGGCCGCCTTGGATATACCAGTGGAGGTCCAGCCGGCCGGCCAGCCGGGTCAGAAACGCCATGTCCGTCTCCCCGGCCTGTTGGATGTCCCGCCGCTCCTCCTCCCATCCCTCCGGCGGACGGATGTCCCGTTGGTTTTCCGCCGTGTAGCCCAGCTCCCTGGCCAGCTCCTCCGCCACTTCAAACTCCGTGGCGTTCTCCCACAGTCTGGTCCGCTGGAGGGCCACGGCCGCCAGCTCCTCCGTGGACTCCCCCTCAATGGTGAGGGTCCGCCAGCCCTTGACGGACTTGATGGTCACCACGTGGGTGGGGGTCAGATCGTTGGCGTATCCCCATTGGACGTGGAGCTTGTTTCCCTCCGCCAGCCTGGGCTCATCGAACAGGGACAGGTCCGCGTTGTCTAGCTGGACGTCCAGCTTGGAGGCCCCGGACACCTTGTCCACAAACTTGACGGACAGGAGACGTTCCCGGAGGTCCGTGGGGAGCGTTTCAGGACGGCCCCGGACCGTGGCGGACTCCCATGACACGTTGATGATCGGGTCCAAGGCCGGCATGTTGTCAGCTCCTCACTCCCCCGAACACCCTCCGCTTGATCACCTGGAGGGAGGGGATGTAGAGGACCCTCCCCACCTCCAGGTCAATGGTGGGGTCCAGGATGGGATTCGGTTGGAAGTCCGCGATCACCCACCACAGGTGTTCAGGTCCAAGCCCCCCGGGGAGGCGGAACCCTTGGAAGTAGCGGAACGCCAGGACCTGGAGGCTGTCCCCCAAGGCCACCACGTGACGACGGGTCCCGGGGAGGCCCTTGTCATACCGGAACGGCTCCCGTTCCGTCAGGTAGAGGACCCCGTCATCATCCTCCACACCATAGGCCCGTTCGTATCGGCTGTTGAGCAACGGTGGCATGATCAGGACCCTCCTCCCCCGATCGCGATCTCACTCCCCTCCTCCGGGATTCCCCCCTGGTAGTGTTGGCCACCTTGCTCCCGGACCTCCGCCATGAGGATGGCCATGTCACGGTCCTCCTCCAGGGTGAGCTTGGCCACCAACATGGTGGTGGCTCCGGTGTTGCTGGAGAATTGCCGATGGAGGAACGTGATCTTGGTGACCCTGGCCTGTATCGTCACCATCCTGGGCCACACGAACAGGATTCGGGGCGTCCCCTGTTGGCCGGACTCACGGTCCCCCTGGGGGTAGACCAGGGACTCCAGAAAATTCTTCATGGTGGTGGCAACGTAGGGGGATTCACCCACCCGTTCCCTCCGGAGGTCCACGGACAGTTGGCTCATGAACAGCTCCAGGGGGATCGTCTTGTTTGAGGTCCCCTGGTATTGGAGACGCTGGTGGGACAGGCCAGGGACGGACACCCTGTTGAACCTGGCCTCCACGGCCTCCTCCAGGACGGTGGGGTTGAAGGGGAGCCGGAAACGCTCGTTGGTGGCCAGGTTGACGATCATGGCCTTGGGGGGGTTGTTCAGGTTGATGGCCAGGGACCTGGGGAGCGGACGGAGCCCACCCCCCTGGTCATCGTTGGCCTGGTCCGGTGGGACCCTCCGCTCCTCTGTCATAGCTCCTCCCTCATCTCAGAATGGTCTGTCCCTCACCAGCCTCCTGGCGGTCCAACCATTCCTCCACGGACTCACCCACCACGTCTCCGTCCAGCTCCACCGTGGTCCTGATCTCCGTCCGCCGTCCCTCATCCCGGCCACGGCCTCCGCCGATCTCCTCATCGATCGATCGGAGGAGGCTGACCATCTCATCACTGGCCCCGGCCGCCGCCGCCGCCGGACGGTCCGTCCCGGCCTCCGTCCGCCGCCGGGACTCCTCCCTGGAGAAGATCCCCTGTTCCCTGGTCCGCCACGTCTCCCGCTCCCTGGCGTCCGCCCCCATCCCCTCCGTGGTCTCCGGGAGTCCCCGGAGCCGGCGGGAGATGTTGGCGATCCCCTCAATGATCCGGAACAGCCAAATGAACGGGTTCAGGATCATGTTGGCCACGTAGAGGACAGCCCCCAGGACCCGGAGGATGGGGCCAAGGATTCCCCAGATCAGCCGGAACTTCCCAAGCCAGATCCGGAGTAGTGGCATGACCACGGGCCGTAGGCCCTCCCATATCCGGATCAGCCTGGCCACGAACCGGATGAGGACCACCACACCCTGGACCACCAGGCGGAGGGCTCCCCCCAGGACACGGCCGATCGTTTGGCCCAGGTTGAAGTAGCCCTCCGTGGGGAGGTCCATCCCCAGGGCCGTGAACACTTCCCGGACGGCCGCCACCACCTCAGCAAAGGCCCCCTGTAGCTCCTGGAACACGGGGGCCATCCCCTCCCACACGGACCGGAACCCGGCCCTGATCCCCATCCATATCTCCTGGAGACGTTGCCAGGCCCTCCACACCCCCCACACGAAGGCTGACACCCCCTCGTTCTCCGCGGAGTTGAGCTGGTCAATGATCGCGTCCGACAAGTCCCCACCGGAGAACAGGGTCCGGAGGGCGTCCCATGCCAGGCGGACCCTGGCCACCCACCCGTCCACGTAGTCCGCGATCCCCCCCAGGTTCTGGCGATATGCGTAATACACGGCCACCACGGCCGCGATCATGGCGGCCCACACGGCCAGGACCGGGGCCATGGCCAGGACCACGGCCGCCATCACCCCCAGGATGACCAGTAACAGCTCCCCCAGGAGGGCCACCACCAGGACGATCCCTCCAACCACCACCCCCAGCGCACCACCACCCATGAGGAGGGCGGACGTAAACAGGACCAGGCCGGCCACCACGAACCTGGCTTGCTCCGGGATCGCTTGCCACACACGGATGAAGGCGTTGAGGGTGTCCGTGACCAGCTTGACCACGGGACGGAACACCTTAGCGAACGTGTCACCCACCACAGTCTGGAGGGTCTCAATGGTCCCGGTCAGGAGGACCATCTGTCCCTGGAACGTCCCCAGGACCGCGTCCGAAAACTCCGTGGCCGTCCCCTCCGCCTCCCGGATCTCACCGGACAGGTGGTTGTAGGCTTCAGCCTGTGTGAGGGTCACCCTGGTCCCGTCCCGTAGGACCTCCGTTTGGGCCTGGGCCACCGCGTTGTAGGCGATCATCCCCCGGACACCAAAGATCCTGGTGATGATGGCGGACCGCTCCTCATCGGTCATGTCCCCGGTGGCGGAGGCCACGTCATACATGACGGCCGCCGCGTCCCGGGCCGCTCCCGTCTCCGCGTCGAAGCTCCGGACCCCCAGCCGCCGGAGCTGTTCCAGGGCCTGTTGGTCCGTGAACACACGGCGGACGGCCTCCCGGTAGGACGTGGACGCCACACTGGCCTCAATGTTGGCGTTCCGGAGGAGGCCCATCACGGCCAGGGTGTTCTCAAACCGTTGGTTGAATTGGGCTCCGGCCGCCGCGGACCGGGACAGGCCAACCTGGAAGTCCCTGGCCTGAAAGTTTGTGAGCTGTGTTGTCCGGAGTAGCTGGTCCGTAACCCTGGTGGCCTCACTTGCGGACATTTGGTAGGCGTTGAGTGTACCCACCACGGTCTCCGCGGCCCCGGCCACCCCAAGCTGGCCCAGGGAGCCGGTGGCCAAGTCCAGGACCGGGTTCAGGACCTCCGTGGCCGCCGTGGCGTTGAGGCCGGCCGTGGCCAGAGACTGAAGGCCCTCCGCCGCCTCACGGGGGGAGAATTGGGTCCGGATACCGGCCTGGACGGCCGCCTCCGTCAGGTTCTCCATGTCCTCCGTGGTGGCCCTCGTTACAGCCCCCACGGCCACCAGGGTTTGTTGGAATTGGCCGGCCGTCACGGCCAGGTTGAAGCTCCCACGGAGGAGGTCCAGGCCGGCCCGGAGGCTGGTCACTCCAGCCACCACGATCCCGAACCCGGCCACGATCCTGGCCGCCCCGGACGTGACGGCCTGTTGGAGGCCCGTGAAGTTGCGACGGAGGAGGCCCACAGGCCCGGAGGCCATGTCCCTGGCGGAGAAAAGAATCCCCAGCCCAACCTGGTCTATACCTCCGGCCATGTCCTACCTCCTCCTGGCTTGCGCCTTGATCTCCCTGGCCTCTATCCTCCGCTCATCCTGGACCCGTTCAGCCCACCACTCCGCCTCCTCCAGCTCCATGTCCATCACGTCATCCATCGTGACGTTGAGACCGGAGCCCCCATGCTGAAACCACAGGAGGCGGAACGCCAGCTCCCGGAGGTCCGTCAGCCCCGGGATGAGCGATGCCAGAAAAAATCCGCGTCAAAGGGGATGGCCACACGTTGGGTCCTCCAACAATGTGGACACTCCACCTCCATCTCCTGTTGGACCATGACGTCCGCCGCCTCCCATTGGTCCTGGAGCCAGGCCGCATCCTCCAGGTCCATGTCCTCCACGAAGTCCCTACGCTCCCGGGGGCTGGTAGCTCCGGAGACGTAGGGGAGCCGGAGGAGGATGGAGGCGGACACCATGGCCTCCCCTCCGTCCTGTGAGGCCACCTTGGCCACCTGGGCCTCATCGGCCCCGGTCATGAGGCGGAACGCCACCTTGTGTCCGGAGTAGGGGAGGTCCCGGTAGAACAGGTTTTCCCCATCCCCCGTCAGCTTGGTCCTGGCCTCATCGGACAGGCCATGACGCTCCAGCTTTCGGAGGTCCACCGTCCAGGGAATCGTCCGGCGACAGGCCGGACCCTGACACGTGACCTCAAAGCTATACTCCGGCCCCCTCGACAGCTCCCGGATGGCCAGGAGGATGTGTGTCCGGTCCCCGATCAGAACCTGGTCCCACCTGGGGACCACCTGGCCGGAGCTGTTCTCCGGCCACTCCACAAAGGGGGGCTGGTAGATCCCCGGGTCCAGGGTCTCCTCCCACACGGACCTCAACAGCTCCGTGATGGATGTCCCCTTTTTGGCCAGTTTTCGGTTGGCCAGGATGTTCAGCTCCCGGAGTTTGAGCCTCCGGACCCTCACCGTGAGGCCGGACGGGGCCTCCACGGTCAGGGAGCTGGACGTCACGGGCCTGGGGTCCTCCCGGCCTTCCGGGCCTCCTGGAGCCTCCTGGGCCGCCCGGAGGGCCGCCTCCTCAGCTCCAAGGGGATCAGCCTGGTGGTTGGCGTGATTGCTCATGGTCCTTGCCTTTCCTCTACCTGGACGGGGACTGGCCTCCGCCTGTTCCCCCGTCCAATCGGTTGGGGGTCATGTCCAGGAGGGCCTAGTCCTCCGGACGCTTGAACAGGTCAAAGGTCAGGGTGAGGGATTCGATGACCACCCCGTCATCATCGTTGGACCACTCCCCGGCCACAAACTTGACGGGCCAGGCCCCCAGGAGGGTCCACCGGCGGAGGACTGATCCGTTTCGGCCGTATTGGACGATGTCCACGTCTCGCTTGAACTTGGGGATCACCCGTCCGGTGTTGGCCACCGCGTCCGCCACCTCCAGGAACCAGTCATAGAGGTCACGGTCCACCGTGACCCCCCGCTCCAGGGTGACGTCCGTGAAGGTCAGCCGGCCGGGTTCCTTGTAGGGGATGAGGGAGCCCCCCTCCCAATGTTCGATCTTGGCCGCCTCCACGGACAGCTCCGAACAGGTCTGGAACCTTGCGTGTTGGAAGTCATCGATCTGGACGTCGAAGCGGTATTTGTGCTGAAACCGCGTCACCTCACCAAGGACCGCCATGTGTCACCTCCTGGGCCGGAGGGCCGCCTGGACGGCCCCGGCCATCGTCATGGGCCGCGTCTAGCCGGCCAGCTCCTCCTCCAAGGCCCTGGTGTCCTGTGAGAACTTCAGGACGATGAATTCCGCCGGCTTCTGTGTGGCCAAGCCGATCCGGCCGTTGAGCTTGTATTGGTTGATCTCGGACGGGGGGTTCAGGGCCTCCGAGAAGTCCACGAAAAAGGCCGTGGACGGGACCCGGGTCCGGAAGGCCCCCAGGTTCATCTGTGTGTAGAGGAACGCGAACACGGTCCGGAAGGCCCTGGCCCGTAGGGCCTCATCGTTGTTGCTGTGTCGCGCAAACTGGAGGCCGGACTTGACCTGGCGTTCGATGTAGCTGGCAGCCCTCCGCTCCGGGACGGTGGGGAAGTTTCCCCCACCCTTCAGGGTCCAGATCCCGTCCAGGTAGCGCGGGAGTCCCGGCTCCGTGGTGATGGGGTTGATCCGCTCCGGGTAGACCAGGTCCCGGACCTCCTCACGGAGGACATCATCCGTCTCAAACCCGAGACAGCCAAAGATCCGTCCCCGCTCGATTCCAGCCGCCGGCTGGTAGATCCCGCCGGGGGAGCTGGCGTCCGTCCTGGAGATGACCCCGGCGATCCAGCCGGACGGCGGGACCGTGATCTCCTCCTCCGATCCGAACACGGTCTTGTCCACGTTGAGGACCTTGATCCAGGGCCAATACATGGAGCCATGCTCGGACAGGTTCTTCAGGCCGGAGCTGGTCATGTAGGCCACCACCTGGGCCGCCGTGTTGGCCTCCGGCGAGTCCAGGAGGGCGTGGCAGAACCCTTGCCGCTCGGACTCACAATACTCCACCAGCTTGTTCTGGACGGCCGCGGAAGCCTGGCCAGGGGCGATGAGGAGGGTGATGAGCTGGACGGTGTCAAAGGCGTGGACACCGGTCCCGCCAGCCGAGTCCCCCACGAAGTCCGCCGGGGCCAGGCTGGTGATCCCATCGTCTCCGCCGGCCGGGACCACGGACTGATCGTCCGGCCTGTTGGTGGTCCCCAGGTCCGTCACGGTGATGTAGCGCGATCCGCCGGTCTCCGCGTTGACCACGGCCTCAATGAAGTCCGCCGCCGTGTCATCGGCCACCTGGAGGTTGGGGAAGATCTCCAGGACCAGGCCGTCACTGGTCTTGACGGACAGGTTGAAGTAGTCCGCGTCCCCGTTGGTGGCCTCCTCCACGTCCACGGTGAGGTCCTGGGCATAGGTCCCGTGATACTTGCCGTCCACGGTGACCACGGGTCCGGTGGACTCCGCCGATCCCTGGTGGAGATCGTTGTCAAACCCGAACCCGGCCGCCGTGGAGGCCACCTCCACCTGGACGGAGCTGGCCACCCCGGTGGTGTTGGACGTGATGGTGATGGCCCCGGACGTCTCCTCCGTCACCGTCACACCGGTGACGGGATTGGTGACCCCGGCCTCAATGATGGTCTTGGCCTCCGCCGCCGTCACCGCGTTGATGTCCAGGAGGCCGGAGGTCCCGGTCCCGTCCGTGGAGCCGGCAGAATGGCCGATCTCCGCCAGGGCCGTGGAGCTGGCATCGATCGTGATGTTGCCACCAGCTCCCCGGACGTCCCCGTAGAGGTCCACCTCCCCAGCGTTGACGATGGCCACACCCCCCAGGAGGCTGGCGTTGATGGTGTCCGCCACGTCCTGGGCCGTGGCCTCCGTCCCGGCGAAGGTGATGATCTGCTGGTCCCCACCGTCCACGGTGATGACCAGGGTGAGGCCGGTCAGGTCCACGATGGCCAGGCCGGCTCCGGCCACGGTGGCCCTGGTGGCGTTGAACGTCACCGTGTCCGGGCCGCCTCCATCCTCATCGCAGTGGATGACCAGGGTCTGTCCAGGCTCCAGGTTGAACGGCCCAGCATTCCCGGAGGTCACGGCCCCACCCACGGCCGTGGCCGTGGTCCCGTCCAGGTCCACCGTGGCGGCGGAGCTGTCCGGGTTGTCCGGGTCCGTCAGGTCATCGTAGTGGACCACACGGGTGACCCACACGGAGGCCCCGGGGTCCTGGCGATAGATCCCATACACGGCCATGGCCAGATCGCCGTCCGTGATGAATCCGCCGAACGTGTTGAGGAAGTCCTCCCATGACTGGACCAGGGTGGGAGTCCTCACGGGTCCCCGCTCCGCCACACCCATGGCCGCGATGACGGCCGTGGGGGCCGCCGGGATGGTCCGGAGTCTGGGCTCCTCCTCCGTCACCACGATCTTGCTGGCGAGAAGTTGCGCGTTCGCCATTGTCTCCTCCTATTGGCTCACTGTGGGCTCCGCCTGTCCTCTACCTGGTAGCCGGACTCACCTGGTGAGCCGGAGTTTTCGTGGTCTGGAGTTGAGGGCCGCCCTGACCCCGGGACACCGGAGGATGGCCTCATCGATCTCCACCTGGCCCTTGTAGGGGACCTCAATGGTCCCGGGGACACGGTGGCTCACCATCCTGGTCAGCCGCTCCCCTGTCTTGGGGTTGAGGACCAGGGTCCGGACCGTCACGTCCTGACACCGACACTCCCCAGCCGCCTCACAGTAGACGCCATGGGGGAGCTGGAATTGTTGCCGTCTCCGGGCCAACCCGATCAGGGTCACCTTGGCCATGTCATTCCTCCACCTGTCCGGTCAGGATGTTGAGGTCCGCCGGGTCCGCCAGGACGGTCCCCCATTCCACCGGGAGCCACGTATCATCATCAACCGGAACGCTCCGGATCTCGCACGAGAACGAGGCCGATCGCGTCCCCCCCAGGTTGACGTTGTCCGTCACCGTGGGTGGGGCCGTTAGCCACAGCTCCAGCTTGGCCCTCCCCAGGCTGGCGTCCCCAGGGTCAACGGCCACCACCAGGTCCGGGTTCCGCCGAAAGAACAGGACCACCTCCTGTTGGAGCTGGACCAGCTCAATCATGGAGTCCCTGACCACGATCGCTCCATCGAAGCCCAGGACCATGTAGCTGGACTCCCTGAACCTGGTGTATTCCGTCAGGCCGGCATCCTGGGGAGCCTCCCCCGTGGGCCTCCGCCGAAACAGGTCCTCCGTCAGGGACGGACCAAACAGGGCGATCCCTGGGGTGTCCGCCAGGGCCACCGTGTCCAGGGCGTCACCCGTCTCCGGGTCATAGGCCGTGTCCGTGGCCAGGGCCACGTTGTCCAGGACCTGGCGACGGAGGGACAGGATGAATTCCCGGATGACCCTGACCACGATCCCCTCCCGGCCGGCCAGGGCCGTCCGGCGATAGGTGAACAGGTCCGTGTAGGTTGTCTCCTCCGGCCCTGGACCGGAGTCCAGGTTCCGGATGGTGACGTCCACGGCCAGGCCGGTCTCCAGGTCCCCGGGGTCTCCCTCAAAGGCCGGGACCAGGGCCGTCAGGAGGCTGGTGGAGAACACCTTGACCTCCTCCGCCTGGACACCGTTGACCTCCAGCTCCATGGACACAGGGACGTCCCCTCCCACGTAGCCGGAGGCCGCCGGAGCTGGTGGGAGCTGGAAGTCCGCCCCCTCCACCCGGAGGACATAGGTCCCCCCAGGGTGGCCTTCCGTGGGGGTGATCGTGGCTATCGTTGGGGCCGTCATGGTGTCGGACCTTAGCCTACCACACCACACCCCACCCGAACAGGACAAGGGGGTGTGGCTGGTCCACGGCCAGGAGGGCCGCCAGGAGGCCCGTGGAGCCTCGGAACGATCGGACGGCCCAACATACCTCCGGGCCTCCAGCCGGACTCCTGGAGGCCGCCAGGGCCACAGGCTAGCGTCTCAGACCCTTGACATACTTCCCCATCCCCATACTGGCCAGGGTCCCGTTGATGATGTTGGCCGCGGACTTGTCCTTCTCCGCCTCCCACACCGGGCCGATGAACGGCCTGGCCGGGATACGGACCACGATGACCTTGGTGGACTTGGCCAGGGGGAGGATCGCGTATTTCGGCATACGGCCCCGGCCTGGCTTGCCGGACCGCTTGGACCGGGCCATCCGTTTCCGATGGGCTGGGGTGGTGGTCTTCAGGAACATGGCCATGAAAAAGGCCCTCATCCTGGGGGTCACCTTGATCCGGATGGGCTTCTTGGAGCCCATCTCATGGACGGAGGCTATGTCCACCATGGACTTTCCCCCCTTCCCCTTTTCGGAACGGTGGACACCCACGAACCAGTCCTCACCCTCTTGAACCACCTTCACGGACGCTCTCATGTCTCCGGACAACATGAGGGCCTTGGTCCCCCTCCGGCCGTGGACGGCCCTCCGGAGGGCGATCGTCATCCTGGCCAGCTTCTTCCACTTGACCCCCTTGGGGCCTTGGGAGTTGAAGCCCTTGACAATGATCCCATGGAGCCGGTGAGCCTCGCGGCCCATGGCCCTG